ACTAAAAAGTTAACTCTTGATGAAAGAGATGAACTTTACAAAGCAAGAATTAACCCAATTGCAACATTCTCTGATACAGGTACAATTATCTGGGGTAACAAAACATTACAAGTTAGAGAATCAGCACTTGATAGAATCAACGTAAGAAGATTGTTATTAAGAGCAAGAAAGTTAATTTCTGCAGTAGCTGTAAGATTATTGTTTGAACAAAATGATGATCAAGTTAGACAAGAATTCTTAAGATTGGTTAATCCAATCCTTGAGTCAATCAAGAAAGAAAGAGGTTTATATGATTTCCGTGTAACTGTATCAAATGATCCAGAGGATATTGATGCTAACACATTGAGAGGTAAGATTTACATCAAACCTACAAGAGCGTTAGAATTTATTGATGTTGAGTTTATTATTACACCAACAGGAGCTTCTTTTGAGAATATCTAATAGTCAGAATCTGACTGAACAAGGGGTGGTTTTTAACCATCCCTTTTTTATTAGTATAAAGTAGTAATTAAAGAATATTAGTACATTGAAAATCAGTACATTAGAAATAATAGAACATAGAAATATTAGAATAAAGTAAAATAGTAATATTAGAACATTAGTATTTTAGTAACGTAGTAGCAAAAAGCTAACGATTTTTTTCCAAAAAGTCAAGTATTTTGAAAAATAAATTTATTTCTAATATTGATATATTTATAAGGAAAGAAATAAACAAAACAATATAACACAAACACAATGGCAGATTTATTAATGAAAATGCCGGTTCCATATGAGCCGAAACGTAAAAATAGGTTTATCCTAAGATTTCCATCATCTTTGGGTATCAACGAGTGGTATGTAACATCTACATCCCGTCCTAGTGCTAAAATTAATTCAACTGAAATTCCGTTTTTAAATACTTCAACATATGTAGCAGGTAGATTTACCTGGGACCCAATTAAGGTTACTTTTAAAGATCCAATTGGTCCATCTGCATCCCAAGCATTGATGGAATGGTTCCGTCTTCATGCTGAATCCGTAACCGGTAGAATGGGCTATGCTGCAGGATATAAAAAGAACGTAGAACTTGAAATGTTAGATCCAACAGGGGTTGTTGTTGAGAAGTGGATTTTAGAAGGCTGTTTCTTAACAAGTTTAAATTTTGGTGATCTTAGCTATTCAGAAGATGCTTTAGCTTCAATCGATGCTGAACTAAGAATGGATAGATGTATCCAAGTTTACTAATATTCAAATAGTTTTATTTATAATCCCATATTCGTGAAAAACGGATGTGGGATTTTTATTTAACTGATTATCAATTACTTGTAACAAGTGTTCCACGTGAAACCTTACACTGTTGATTTTTAATTATTTTATAGTTATATTAAAAGAAAAGAATTCAATACTATTATGGAAAATATTAACCCAATGGTTGCGTATGATGTTGTTCAATTACCTTCTCAAGGTGTACATTATTCCAACGGAAGAAAATCATTAAGAGTTGCATACTTAACTGCATCAGATGAAAATATTTTAATGTCACCAAACCTGATTCAATCCGAAACAGTTGTGGATGAATTATTAAAAAGAAAAATTTTAGATAAAGATGTTTCTTTTGATGAGATTGTAGAAGAAGATAGACAAGCAATATTAATATTTTTAAGAAATACCGCATTTGGAACTGAGTATACAGTAACAATTACAGACCCAGCAACAAAAAAGCAATTTGAAACTGTAATAGATTTATCTGTTTTAAAGGTAAAAGACTTTAAATTGACACCAGATGCTAACGGTGAATATACTTTTAGTCTTCCAGTATCCAAAAAGAATGTAACTTTTAAGTTTTTATCAAATACACAAGAAAAAGAATTACAATTAATTAAAGAATCAAGTGGCACAAACGTTGCTCCTGTTAATACAAAAAGATTGGAAATGATGATAAAATCGGTAGAAGGTCAAAGAGATCAAATGGCTATTTATCAATTTATTCAAAATCTACCAATTAAAGATTCGTTAGAATTTAAAAAATTTGTATCAGAAAATAAACCAGGTTTAGACTTAATAGTAGATGTAATCGCCCCGTCAGGAGAAAAGGTCCCAGTTTTGGTTGACTTTGGGGTGGAATTTTTTCGTCCCTTCTACGGAATATAAAAAAAGTCAAATAGAAACAATACTATTTCTTGTATCAAGAGGATTTAGTTATCAAGATATCTTAATTCTACCAATTCACGAAAGAACAAGTATGATTAATGCTATATTACAAAAAACTGAATAAAACTATTTATAATATTATAGCACTAGTAATATGGCAGACATAAAAAAAGATTTTTACGACTTTTTAAGAAGTTTAGGTATTGATGATGATGATGCAAAAAAAGCATCAGAAAAACACGCTAGTGCAATTGCTGATACAGCAGCTAAAGCCTCTAAATCAACATCAAAAACCACAAGCGGTGGTAATACTATTGCAAGTGCACTAGGTGCTGCTTTTATAGATCAACAAGCACAGACTTTAGCTAGGATTAATACAGAAACAGGTAAAAAAATAATTGATACCGTAAAGGGAATGGCAACATTTAATCCTTTAGAGTTATTATCTGGGATGTTCGATGCTGGACTTGCAACAAGTGAAGCCTTGCTAGGTGATATTGCTAAATTAAATGTTGAATTATTAGAAAAGACAAGGGGATCTGGTGGGTATGTTGGTAGAATAGCTACCGAAATGATGGATTCAACCAGATTTGCTATGATTGAAGCTCAACGATTTGGTGTTACAACAAATGAAACAGTAAGCGCCGTTGAGTCTTTAATGGTTAATTCTGAAAGGATGGCGGCCTACAGTGATAAAACCATATCAAATGGGATGGTTGCATCATTAGCGTTTACAAAAAATTCAAAAACATTATTAGAGAATGCTGAAAATTTTAGAAATGTTGGAATTGGTCTTGATGGGGCGGCAAAATCTATTGAACAAATTGGTTTAAGATCAATAAAACTAGGCCTTAGTGCAAAAGCCACATCAGAAACTTTAATAAGTCAACTTGGTAAATTAAATGCATTTGGATTCCAAAACGGAATAGCTGGTTTAGGTAAAATGGTTCAAGAGGCTCAAGCTTTAAAAATAAATATGGAAAGTATTTTTACTGTTGCTGATAAATTATATGATCCAGAAAGTGCAATAAATTTAGCTGCTAATTTGCAAGTTGTTGGTGGTGCTGTCGGTGATTTAGCAGACCCAATTAAATTAATGTACGACGCAACAAATAATGTTGAATCGTTACAAACAAGCATTATTGGGGCAGCAAGAAGTTTAGCAACATACAATGCAGAACAAGGAAGATTTGAAGTAAGTGGCGCCAATTTAAGAAGAGCAAAAGCAATGTCTGATGCTTTAGGTATTTCAATGGGTGAATTGACAAATATGGCGGTTAAAGGTGCTGCTAAATTTGAAGCAATGAGCGAGTTGAATATGTTCCCATCATTAACAGATGATCAAAGAGAATTTGTTTCAAATATTGCAACAATAAAAGATGGAAAAGTTGGTTTTGATATACCTAAAAATATGGTTCAACAAATGGGGTTAACCAATGTTAAAGATGGTTTTGTTAGTTTAAGTGATTTAACAGATAAACAATTAGCAGAATTACAGGATTTACAGAAAAAAGCAGCAGACGAAAAACCAATAGATATTGCTAGAAATCAATTTAACGAAACAACCAAAATACTAAATGTAGCGACAGCCATTTATCTAAGATTAATGGAAGATGTTAGAAGTGGACCAGCTGGAGATGCTGCCGCTAATTTAATGAAGAAGGCAGTTGATTTTACTGAAAAAATTAACCCTACTCAAAATAACAGTGCACAAACAATGAAACAAGTATATGGCGAGGCTACAGGAGCCGCTGGCGAAGCTTTAGACAAAATAATCGATAAAGTAAAAGGGGGAATGCCAAAAGAGGTACAAGAGACAATTAAGTATTTAGAAACAAAACTAAGTGACATAACTAAAGATTTGAATATTCAAGAAAAAGCAACTGAGGTCCTAGAAAAAGCAAAAGAATTAATTGAAAGAGGTATAGAGAAGGGTAAAGATGCTTATGAGGGATTAAAAGGTTTTACAGGCTCTGTAGATATTCTACAAAAAAACTTAGAGATGAGTTATTAGCTAAGACCCTACAAAAGCCAAATGGTCCACAAACTTTTAACACATCTAACTACTCTATTCAAACTACCAGAAATATTGCCAATAGGGATTTAGGGGATGTAACATTAAACGATGATACATCTAGAGCTGCTCAATTAGTTTCAACAGATGGTAGTAATAGATTTGGACCTGAAAATAGTCAATATGAGGTTTTAGAAAATACAAGAATTTTAATTGACCCAGCAGGTAATATAGGGTTGTATCCATATTTTCCAATAGCTGACGGTATATTAGGTAGAAGTCTTATTGGGGCTTTAAATTCTGGTAATTACGAATTTGAATCGACATTAGCAAAATTTGCCAACTATCATTTAACCGAATCACCAGACGGTCCAGTTCAATCTAGAATTAGGCAAAATTTAAAAACAGCTACAGAAGGTAGAGCAAGAATATTAGACGCCGTTAATGGTAATCTTTCATCTGCAATTAATATTATAAGAGGTAGAGAAAGATTAATTGAAAAAAATTATAAGATTACTGTTGCAAAAACTATACCTGGCAAAGCAATAGATTTTTTACAAACAGTTTCTGGTATAGAATTTCCATGGTCAGAAATACCTGGTGATTATTTAACAAATCCAGCAAACCCTGTTGTAAACAGACCAGTACCTAAAACTGAATTAGGAAAAATATTTCAAGATGCTACAGGTGTATTAGGTTCATTATTAGGAATACAAAGAAGACCGGCGGCAAGTAGAAAACCATCAGACTTAATGATTGAATATTTGAGTGATGGTCAAAAAGATGTTTTATTTGATAATTTATCTTTTTCAACTTATGCACCAAATTATACAACCAGAGCTAGATCACAAAATACAAGTAAACTATTCAATTTTGTTGATAGTGTTGCTACTGGTATAAATAAAGTATTAGGTAGAGAAGCTCCAGAAGGTAAAGCATATATCGGAGATGATAGAGGAGATGATATTAAAAATGTTTTAGAAGATTTTAATCAAAATAAAGTATTAAGCCCATACTATCTTTCATATAAATTTGATTCAAAAGCTGCAGAGTTATTTTCTAATGAGAAAAATATTTCAGAAAGAGGTTCAATTCCGGGAAAATTAACATGGTTTAGTATTAATTCAAAAAATAGATTAGGTGCCAACAATACGGAATATTCTTCAGAGAGAGGTATCCTTGAGGATAGCTTATCAACAAAGCAGGAATTTAGAGACGATTCAATACTTGGTAAAACACAACAATTATTAAATTCATTACCAAAGAATGGTGGTGAATCAAGATCACATGTTGCAAATGTTATTGATCAAACTTCAAGAGTTTTTAAAGAGGGTACAAAATTTATATCAAGAGGTTCAGCAATTGCATATGTTGATAAAGCAACGGGGGTACAAGATGGTACAGAATATTGTAGAGTTTGGACAAAGGATAGGGCTTATATGAACTATACAGATACCATGAAAAAAACTGGAACGATTAGAAAAATCGAAGACAGTGTTATGAGTACACCATGGAATTTAAATATAGCCCCCATGTCAAATGGTAATAGATCTTTTGTTGGGTCTACTAACATAGACGGTATAGAGGGTAAAGCTAAAAAATATATGTTTTCTATTGAGAATTTAGCATGGAAAACTTCAAACAAATTTGGATATACTGTTAATGATTTGCCTATATGTGAAAGAGGTGCTACTGGTGGCCGTGTTATGTGGTTTCCTCCATATGATTTAAAGGTAAACGAAACTAATACAGCTAACTGGGATAAAAATAATTTTCTAGGTAGACCAGAACCGATATACACATATCAGAATACAGAAAGAACAGGTACAATATCTTTTAAAGTTGTTGTTGACCACCCGAGTATTCTTAATTTATTAATTAAAGAAATTTCTGATGAAGAAGCTGAGAACTTTTTAAATTCATTCTTTGCTGGATGTTATGATGTTGATTTTTATACTTTAGTTAGAAAATATATTACATTAGATCCATCCGATCTTCAATTGATTATGTCTTATCTTGAGTATTATAGAAAAGATGAAAATTTTAGAAGAGAAGACACAACAACATCACTTGAATTTAATAGCGTTGCTGGTGAAGTGACTGTAAAACCAGGAAGAGAAGAACCTATTGAAAGTCCAGCTGCGGATGGTAGAAATACCCTTGGCCAAGTATTAGCTGATAATATAATTTATTTTCCAAATGATATTCCAGGCCCTAAAAGCAACATATACATTGATGCTAAAAGTCAATCATATGATTCAGTATATAGTGATTATATTAAAGATAAAGAAAATTTTAAAAATCAATTAGCTAGTGGTCTTAATACTATTTTAACCGTTGATACAAAAGATAACAAAGCAGATAGATTTGTAATATTTGGAACAGAAGATCCAACAAGTGGAGGTACGATTTCAATTCAAACATTAATAAATGAGAAAAAGGGTTTAATTGATACAGCTTTTACACAACTACAAACAAATTTTGGTATAATAAGTGGGGCAACAGCAACACTTAAATCAGAATTAGAAAAGAAAAATATAAAACAAATAAAACTAACTATTGAGTCATCAACATCATTTGTTGCGGATGATTCATACAATATTAAACTTTCACATAGAAGATCTGATAGTTTGATAAAATATGTATTAAAGTCGATTTCAAAAGATTCAAATACAATACCTGAATATAAATGGGATAAAACAATTGATGAATTAAATGCTAATCCAGCACAGACCAATCAAACGGTAACAATTGATCTTAAAAAGTTAGGATATGGTGAGGATATTGAAGGATCAATGGTTGTTGACTTTGTTAACAAGGGTGAAAAAGCAACAGCAAGTGGACCAGAAACATATGATTGCACTGGTAAAGAAATTAAAAATAAAACTGGTTTAAAAAAATACGCTCCAATTACTTTTTATTGTAGATCTGCGAGTGTTAAAATAACTTATGAACAAGTTAATAAAACAGAACCAGAAAAGAAAACTAGATTTATCCCCGGAGAAACAACAATAACCCCAGGCAAAACAGATATTTCAGAAATTACAACAACTAAAAAAAGAAAACCACCATTAGATGTTGTAAAGAAACTTATAATGAAGGCTCTTTCTGAATGTTTCTATTTTAAGAAATTAGAAGAAACAGATCCTGTTGTATTTGGTAGTCTAAAAGAAAAGTTGAGATATTTTCATCCAGCTTTCCATTCAATGACACCAGAAGGACTAAACGCTAGATTAACATTCTTACATCAATGTATTAGACCTGGTGACACGATACCAGTTAAACAATTAGGAACAGACATAAATGGAACCGTTGTCGATGCTAGAAATACAACATTTGGCCCGCCACCTGTTTGTGTTTTAAGAATTGGTGATTTTTACCATTCAAAGATTGTGATAACGGCTATGAACATTACATATGAAAATAGCACATGGGATTTAAACCCAGAAGGTATTGGTGTACAACCAATGGTTGCTGATGTGACATTACAAGTTAACTTTATTGGTGGTCAAGGTATTAAAGAGCCAGTAGCCAAGTTACAAAATGCTTTAAGTTCAAACTTTTATGCAAATACTGAGGTTTATGATTATAGAGCCGATTCTACTGTTGACCAAGACAAACTACAGAGATTCAATGTTGATTTCTTAGAAAAATTAACCGGAGGCGTTAAAACACCAGGTGTTGCTGGTTTACCAACTGAAGATAAAACTAAAAAAGACGGTACTTGGATTGGATCACAAAATGGAACTAAAATGACCTATAAAGAAGTCATTCAAAATTTATTTAAATCAACCAATGATTATTTTAGTGCTTTCAAAAACACATATACAAAACTAACAGAATCATATGGTAAAGAATTTTTACCTATGTTTATATCACAAACATATAGAACAATTAATCAAATTGATGTTCAAAATACATTGTCATCAACAATACAGGTTAATTTATTGGGCGAATACAAACAATTTGTTGATTTTGCCAATCTTTATGGAAGAGTAGAAAAAGAATTACTTGCTAAAGTTAGTTCATCAGATCATAATGTTGTTTTAGATTTAGGATTTGATTCCGGAACATCAAAGTATGATAGATCTAGAGAAATAATTGATGCATATATCAAAACAACAATAACCGAGTTTTTAAATAAAATAAGAGACGAAAAAGCAACTAAAGATTTAGAAGAAAATAGAAACAAACTTATTGATTTAATTGATAGGGTTAATTTTATAATGAAAACCAATGGTAAAGACGGCAGATTTGATAAAAAAGAAACCACTGTTGCAACATTAGCAAATTTTGATTATACTAAGTTTTATACACAATATGATGAAGCGATAAACCTTATAAAAGACAAGCACTCAATCTTCACAACTGATTTAGATAATACAATTAATTTTAACTTACCATCTTTTGATGATACTGCTTATAAAAAGATATTAGCATTTATAATAAAAGACAAAGTTTCTGTTATTAGAAAACTATATGACGATTCAAAAGACACAAAGTATTTTGATCAAAATGCATTAAACAGAATAGAAAAGAGAGTTGAGAAATTTATTAAGAACAATAAATCTGATTCGGATATTAAGAAATTTAAATACAAAGAGGCTAAGCTTAAAAAAGAAATAAAACCATTTGATTTCAGCTATACTGGAACATTAAGTGGCCAAGAAATTGAAATACTTGAAAAAGTACACGCAATAAAAGGTGCTGCAGGAGCAACCAAATTAAATTTTTTAAAACCTAGTAAATAATGAATCAGTATTTCAATAGATATGATTACTTTTTAGAAGACGGGGAACATAAAATTGTTCCAGGTATTGAAATACCCCAAAAGTCTACTGATAAGTTTTTTAACTATAAAAAGGGTAAAGACCGTTTAGATAAAATATCACAAGAATATTATGGAACCCCATTGTTTAGTTGGTTAATTTTAATGGCTAATCCCAAATTAGGTTCCGTAGAGTTTGAGATACCAGATAACGCAATTATTAGGATTCCTTTTCCTTTGATTAATTCTTTACAAGATTATAAAAAGGGCGTAGAATTGTATAGACTATATTATGGCGAATAATCAATTAAATCAGAATGAAAACATATTAGTATTAGTAGATCAACAAAACATAGTACACATTGATCCTAATACCGTTGTTTCCTCATCTGGCGATTTGCAACCAAGATTTGTTGATCACGAAAATTTAGTAATGTATGTTAACCTTGAGGCCGATCTGGTACCAAGAAGTGTTTTATATTCTGAATCTCAAACAAATACATTAACATCTGTTGCACAAGGAAAATTTAATTTACTTAGAAACTCAGACCCAAAAAATGAGTTTGAAAACAATTTTGATACAAATTGGACAGAAACATTTGTTTCAAATAATAATATAGCGTCTAGTAGAACAACCGGAGAAGGTGTACATTACGACCCAACTGCACAAACATTCGGTATTGATTCAATAAATGTTACAGTTAAAGGGGCAAACAACATCCCTCAAGTTGGTATAAATTTTATTGATGTTAGAGGTAAAACTTTATTTGACGCCCCGGACAATTCACCATATAAAGCTTTTTTTCATCAACCATGGCCAATATTTTATTTAACAATTAAAGGATTTTATGGTAAAGCGATAAGATACAGACTTCAGTTAGTTGATTTTAAATCTAAATTCAATGGCAGTACCGGTAATTTTGAAATTGCAACAAAATTTGTTGGCTCAAGCTACGCATTTTTAAACGATATACTTTTACAAAACATTATTAATGCGCCATTCATGTATATGGTTGAAAAACCAGAACCACTTAAGGTGAATGAAAAAACAGGGTTTATTGAAAAAACTATTTCTAAAACAACAAAAGGATACGCAATATTAAAATCTGTTTATAACGAATATAAAGCAAAGGGTTATATAGATAAAAATTTTCCAGTTAAAACTCTTAGAGATTTATTAATGACTGCAACCGCTTTGGATACAATTATAGAAAAAGCACTTTTTTCTGAAACAATTGAACCAGATGTTTTAAGTGATGTGGCACAATATGATAAGACTCTCGATAAATTTGAAAAGGCTATTATCTCTTGGGGTAGTAGATACCTTTCAGCAGATAATCCACCATATTCTGAGACCGTTAGATTTCCCGGATCAACCACTGATACAACTGTAAATTATTATAGATTAAATAAGCCAACAAACGATAGCAGTAAAGTTACAAGTGGCCCGCTTAATTTTGAAATAGTTACAGGAGCAACAACAAGTAACTCATTAGCATCTATTATAAAGTATTATGTAGATGATCTTGAAAAAAATAAAGCATTTGGTGCTAAACCAAAGGCCAAACTAAAAAACGGTATAGAAACACAGACAGTATCGTTAGATACAGTAAAAAATATTAAAAACTTTTATGAAATAAAAGATAGCCAAATAGTTGTATCAAATGAAAAATTAATAAATTATATAAAATCAATACAAGCCACATTCATAAAGCAAAGAGACGCGGTAGAAAATGAAGTTGAAAATAAAATGAATGTGGTGATACAAAACAAAGAGGTTGGTTTTGGTTTTAAACCTACAATTAGAAATATTTTTGCTGTTATTTTAGCAAATGCAGATACGTACATTAGACTAATGAAAGACGTACACAACAAGTCAATTCAAAAATCTGATTTAAGAAAAAAAGAAATAGCGTATGCCGCTAAAACCGCAGATGATCAAAGAGAAATAATTTATCCTTGGCCAGAAGTTAAAAAGAATGGTAGAGATGATAAACCAACATTCTTTTATCCCGCAGATCCAGAAATAATAGGATTAACAAAAGGTAATAACTATAATATTTGGCCAGAGGTTGAGTTTGTTGAAACATATAATAGCGTAGCTGTTAAAAGAGTGGATACTGGAACTGGTAAAGAAGTTAGTCCCGGAGAAATTACGTTTGTTTTTGATGATGATAAAGAAACAAGAGAAACTTTTAATGTAAGTTCATTATTAAAAATTGCAGACCCCGCACCATATATAAACAAATCTTTATCAAATATTCTTTACGAGATTTATGAGAGAGCACAGTTAATTACATCGTTAGAGAGTTTTGATTATGGAAAAGGTTTAGACGAAATTGTTGAAAATGAATTTAAAAATATTAGTGGAGCAACACAAAGTGATGTTGATATAAGAGCATTACTTAGTACAAGAATTAAAAGTATAACAGATTTAACAGATTCACTTCAAAAATACGCAGAAAAAGAGAGATACCCATATTTTCAAGATGGTCTAACAACAGTAGAATATATTAGAGGGTTACTTGATGATGATTTTAAAATTGAACATTATACTAATTCTGTTCAAAATAATGGTACCAAAAGTAATGAATTTGAGAAATTACAATCTGCTTTAGATTCATTTGTTATTCCAGAATATAGAACAAAAGAGTTTCCTTTTAATTCTGATCTATACAGTTCATATGTTTCAACTAATTTATTGAGTAACACTTTCGGTTCCGGCTCATCTATTGGTTATAAAGGTATTTTTAAGGTTAATGAAAATTCTAATTTTATTAGCTCACCAATTAATCCGAAAGCTTGGGTTAATTCAAGTTACCATAAAAATATGTTTTCGAGTCAAATAAAGTATGATAATTTTACAAGAAATCTATTAAACACGCCATATTTTCACAAGCAACTATATGATGATTTTATGAAAGGCGGGGTTGAGGGTAGATATGTTGGATCGGCATATATTTTATTAAATTCTTTACCATATAAAGATTTAGACGACGTTTTAGACTTTGATGGTAAAAAGACATTTATGTTTTCGTTATTTAAAGAAGTTGGTGCGACACATTATATACCACATCATTTAATTTTAAAATGGGGGGCACAATATCACAGATATAAAAAATATCTTACTGACGGTATTGATATTATAAGCGGAATTACAATTCCTATTAGCGGAGCTACATTTTTTGATAACGCAACTAATGCTTCATTTAGTTTAACTGGAAATACAACACCAGATCAAACTGGAATGACTAGTACAATAACCGGCGCAACATATAATAGTAATAGTTATGTGGGGTTGTATCCATTCTACCATGGTATCTATTCACAAATTGTTAATGGGTATAGTTTTTATAACCCATCTGGATTTACAAAAACAAGTGCAAATGCTGCTAATGCCGCAAACCAATATTCTGCTGCAGTAGCATCAGGAATGACCAAGTTTGTTATATCCAAACCAACATCAACATCCGGATATACTTTTACGTGTTTGGTTGATAATTCAATATTTTCACCTAAGGATACTCGTTATACTGTTTTACCTTCATTTAACGGGGGTCAAATAACCGACTTGATTAATAATTTCAATACACTAACACAAGATTCATTCAGACTTATTTATGATTCAAATAATTTAAATAACAACCCATCATATAGTACAGTGTACTTTCCAACATATGGAGAAAGATTTGAAAATATTTCTGGAGAATATACTTTAAATGGTAATAAAAAACGCGTGATGGATTTAATTGCCGTTTTTAGCCCAGACATATTAGATGAGTTTGAAAAAATGTTTATTAATTTTGCGTCATTAGATCTCGATCTAGATACAGTAAAAGAGGGAATTGATTATAGTTCTTTTCAAAGTCTTTTGAAAGAAATTACTAGTATATCTAAAGACGGTATTGATTTTAATTCTAGTGGATACCAAACAAAAATAAAGGAAAATCAAACAAAAAAGCTAGAAGATTTAACTAATCAACTTTTAAACAATAAAGCTTTAGATATTTTAACAATTGGTAACCCTAGACAAATTGATGATTATGTTATTCGTGGATATATCGGAAGATCAAAAACTTATGGTGTAAATGAATATAATGTTTCTCAATTAACAGCACAAAATCAAAAACTAATTGAATTATACATTGGTCAAAATATTACTGGTGCAACATATAGCGGAATTAGTAGTAACCTTTATCATCACTTTTTTCAAATAAGCGATATTCAGGTTAACTCTGAAAATATATATGCACATAGAGAATTAGCAAGAATTTATGCCGGATGGGTCAAAGATCAAATTGTTAATACTCCTGGATTTTCACCAAATTATACTAACTTTAAAACTTATATAGAGGCTAATATATTCCGTCCTCAGGTAAATAGATTAAATGACTTTTTAAATAACCTTACTAGAAAATTTTCAGTTTTAAAAGAAGAAACATTAGAAGGAAAGGTCACCATTTATCATGGATTTAATGAGGCAAAATCAACATTATTAGATTTATATCAATATTTTAAATCTTTTAATGATAAATGGATTTCTGGAAACGCAATTGGCCAAAGAAGTCTAATGGATGAATTTTTATTTTTAGATAGATCTAATAGAGACATTGGAGATGAGGCATACATAAGTCTTGAACGTTTAATTTCATTAGCGGATGAAAAAAATATTAAAATAGATTTATATAGCGCAGTTTCATTATTGATTCAAGGAACAAACTTTGATTTGAGACCGCTACCGGCTTATGTAAATTTCTATGGCACTAATTCTACTAATAAGAAAAAAATACTACCTTCTAAAAGTATTGCGCGTACATTATTTGGCACACACCTAGATGTAGATTATCAAGAATCGTCACCTAAAATTATACTTCAGTACATTAACAAGACATCTCAATATCTAGATATGTCTAAAGTTAGTAAAGAGTATAAATTTAAAAACGATGGTTTTGATATCAAAAATCCAAACAACAATCCGTTATTGATTGAACCAAAAATATTCATGGATGCTGATTTATCGAAATCAAACAGAGTAGTTTCATTTGAAATAAACTTTGGTGATCAAGCACAAAATATATTTAAAAACATTTCTCTTGATCAAAGCACATATAAGAATACAACAGAAAGTGCTTTAGCACAAGAAAGATTAGCAAGATCACAAGGTGGCGGCGGTAGCCATGCTGTTGATATAGGTTTATTTGACATTTATAAAACAGCTTCGTATCAATGTAGTGTTACTTGTATGGGTAATGCAATGATACAGCCAACCATGTATTTTTATTTGGCTAATGTTCCTATGTTTGCTGGAACATATCTTGTTTTTGACGTTAATCACGCAATTAAGCAAGGAACATTTGAAACAACATTTACTGGTGTTAGAATTTCTAATAGTTCGTTACCATCATTAGAAAGTACATTTATGTCTAGTTATAGGCCGCTATTTAGTAGAATACTTTCAGCTGCAGTTAAGAAAAAACAACAATCGGATCAAGCTCAAACAACAGCTAAATCAATTACAACGACAGATAATAAAACTTTTACAATTGATCCTGGAGCTCCAGCAAGAGGAGAAGATTTAAATAATATTAATAAAACATCCGGATTTTTATTTGGCGATCTACTTCCATATAATGGTCAACAGATAAATGGTAAACCAGAACAATATATTCAATCAATTAACTACAACAACGAGAATTGGCTTAGATCTAGAGTATGTGTTCTAGGCTCAGGAAAATACATACCAATTAAAAATGGGTCACCAGCAGAATTATCCATGGTTAGTGGATGGAAAGCATATCCTAATAAACTTGTTAAATTATCAGACATTGGACCGTTATATGAATATTATTCTATAAGAGCGAATGTAACAAACACAAATAAAGAAACCCTTTTTGGTTGGGATACTATTTTTTATGTACCTAAATCAAACGCAACATACACACTTGAGACCAACGTCAATCCTAATGACGGTAAATTTGATGGCCCAGTTCATAGTGGGCCTAGTATAGATGATCCCACTTATGCACAATATGGCTTTGCTATTAGTCCTAGTTTAATGAGAAAACTAGGGTTAGTTGAGGGGGATGTTTTATATTTAAGGTACGTAAGGAAATAAAACCAGAAAAAACATAAAGATTGTAGTATTTATATGTATACATTTTAACACTATGGAAAAGTTAAATAACGCGGTCAATCAGTTTTTAAACCCAAAGGTTACAAAAGCTGTTTCTAATGACCAAATGGAAAGAGAAGAATGCGATTTGCAGACTGGTGAATGTTATGTCATCAGATCTAAAGATGGTATTGTTGAAAGAATAAATAAAAAATACATTACCGAAGACGGTAGACAATTATTACAAGACTAAAACTATGTTAGAACAAAAGCTTTTACAAGAGGTTAATAGATTTAGAGAAATCAATAGAAATGCAACTAAGCATTATATTATAAAAGAACAGGCTGAGCCTGCCGCTTTACCTCCAGCAGGCGCCCCAGCTGCGCCAGACGCATCAGCTGCGCCAGAAATGCCAGCACCAGATGCGGGAATTCCAGCAGCACCAGGATTACCTGATAGCCCAGCTATGGGTGAAACAGAAGAGGTGGATGTTACCGACTTGGTTAATATGACCAAAAACATTAAAAACGAACTGGAAACCTCAAAAATGGAAAATGATAGTGTTATCCAGAAAATGGATACAGTATTCAGTAAACTAGACGATTTAGAGTCTAAGTTAAGTAATATGGACGCTATAATATCTAAAATTGATCAACTGGGTGCTAGAGTTGAAGAAATGAAACCACAAACCCCACAAGAGAAGCTAGAGATGCGTTCACTGGATTCATATCCATTTAACGAAAAACCACAAGAGTTTTTTGCTCATAAACAAGACGAAATGAGAGCTAGCGGTAAAAACGAATATGTTTTAACAAAAAACGAAATTGAGAACTATTCAAAAGAAGAGCTAGCTGGAAGCTTTAACCCTTACCAAGATGAACAACAACCTAAGTTCTAATGTAAATTTCTTTTTAGGACTACAGAATCAGTTTAAAATATTACACTGGCAAACTAAAGGTTATGCTAGACATAAAGCTTTTGGTGAAATTTATGAGACTTTAGACGGTCTTATTGACGAATATGTTGAAATTTGTATGGGTAAACATGGTAGATTTGCTTTAGATAATTCTACAAATACCATCCAAATGAATAACCTATCCGAACTTAATATTGTGGAATTTTTACAAACCGCAAAAAATAGACTTATAGGTTTTAGTGGTGAATTATCACAAGAAAGAGATACCGATCTTTTAAACCTTAGAGACGAAATGTTGGGTTCGTTGAACAAATTAGCATATTTACTTACCCTAGAATAATTTTTTATATATTTTTTAAAATATTTTTAGCCCAGATTTTGTAATCTGGGTTTTTTTGTTTATATTTTACTATTGTCAATTTAAAAACAAATAATATGAGTACAGTAGATGCAGTACTAGCACAGTACGAAAAAAGCAAGCAATCCGCAAGCGGAAACAACAACAGAGTATCTAGCGAAGAGAGACTTAAAAGGTATTTTACAACAGTATTACCTAAAGGCTCTAAAGGGGAAGAACGCAGAATCAGAATTCTACCTACAGCAGATGGAACATCACCATTTAAAGAGGCTTATTTCCATGAAATCCAAGTGGATGGAAAGTGGGTTAAATTATACGATCCAAAGCAAGATGGTAAGCGCTCTCCATTAAATGAGGTGTATCAAAGTTTAATGAATACAGGTGTAGAATCAGATAAAGAATACGCTCGTCAATATCGTTCTAAGAAGTTCTATATTGTAAAAGTTATCGATCGCGATAATGAGCAAGACGGACCAAAGTTTTGGAGATTTAAACACAATTCAAAACAAGACGGTATTCTAGATAAGATTTTCCCATTATTCCAAAAGAAGGGAGATATTACAGATCTACAAACAGGTAGAGACTTAACGTTATTCTTAACATTAACAAAATCTGGTAATGGTAAAGAATACACAACAATTAACTCTATCATTCCGGAAGACCCATCACCACTTCACTCAGATGAAACAGTGGCAAAAGGTTGGGTTAACGATGAATTAAGTTGGTCTGATGTTTATTCTAAAAAACCAGAAGAATATTTGGAAATGGTAGCAAAAGGTGAAACACCTACTTGGGACTCAGAAGGTAAAAAATGGGTTTCAGGTGCTAGTGGAGAAGATGTTATTGTTGGTAAAAAACAAACCCAACGGGCCGGAGATAACGTCAATGGCCCATTTTTAAAAAATTATTATTATGGCTATAAAAAAACAAAACTTCTCGATTTCACAACTTGCTTCGAAATATTCAAGCAAAACAACATATAAACCAGATCGTTTTTTGGACCTTGGTGATGCATTTTTGGATGCAACTGGTTTACCTGGGCCAGCATTAGGTCATATTAATATGTTTTTAGGTCACTCAGATACAGGTAAAACCACAGCACTACTTGGAGCAGCTGCAGATGGTATTAAAAAAGGTATGTTACCAATTTTTATAATCACTGAACAAAAGTTTGATTTTGATCATGCTTCAATTATGGGTATTCCTGTAACAAAAGATGTTGATCAAGGAACTGGAGAAGTAACATATTCTGGTGATTTCATTTTTAGAAACGATTTTGAATATATTGAGCAAATCACAGATTTTATTAATGAGATGCTTGATTTACAAGAAAAAGGTGAATTACCATATGACTTGTTATTCCTATGGGATTCTGTTGGTTCTGTACCATGTAAGATGACATGGGAAGGTAAAGGCGGAAAGCAACATAATGCGTCTGTTTTATCTGATAAGATTGGTATGGGTATCAACCAAAGAATATCTGGCTCTAGAAGAGCAGATAAGGCTCATACAAACACTTTGATTATCGTTAACCAACCTTGGGTTGAACTTCCTGATAATCCATTTGGTCAACCTAAAATCAAAGCTAAGGGTGGTGAATCTATTTGGTTGAATTCAACATTAGTATTCAGATTTGGTAACGAGAAAAATGCTGGTACAACAAAAATTTCAATCACTAAGAATAAGCGAACTGTAACTGTTGCAACAAGAAGTAAAATTACAGTTATGAAAAACCACGTAAACGGTATTCAGTTTGGTGATGGTAAAATTATGGTTACACCTCATGGATTTATGAGAGCAAAAGAAGCTGCAGAAGAGAAAAAATCTAGAGAGGATTATGTAAAGGATAACTTAGACTATATTAGCTCATTATTCGATGAAAAAGTCGATAATCTTGAAGAACTAAAGTTTGAGCCGATACCAGAAGAAGAGAACGAAGATTGATTGTTTAACTATTAAAGACTAGACTAAATGTCTAATACATTGTTGGTTGATGGAGATAATCTATTAACCATTGGTTTCTACGGTTTAAAAAACCATTTTTATAAAGGTCAGCATATAGGTGGATTATTTCACTTTATCGACACACTCAGAAGATCGTTTGAAAATTATCAACTTGATAAAATCTGCGTATTCTGGGATGGTAAAGATGGTCATATATCTAGAAAGAAAATATATCATCATTACAAAGAGAACAGAAAGTCCAGAACAAGGACTGAAGAGGAAGTTTTCTCATACCAAAGGCAAAGATCTAGGATTAAACAATACTTGGAAGAACTTTATGTTAGGCAAGGTGAATTCGAGTATTGTGAATCTGATGATTGCATCGCCTACTACACACAAAATTCTCCTAAAGAGAAAAAGATAATCTACTCATCTGATAGGGACTTAGCACAGCTCGTAAATGAGAATGTAACGCTCTATAACCCATCACACAGAAAAGTATATAAGAAGAATGACATAATTGATTATGATCATGAAACTATCTTGATTGAAAATGTCAAACTGGTTAAAATTTTATGTGGTGATCCTTCTGATAACATCTTCGGTATTAAAAATATGGGTATTAAAAGATTAATCTCACTTTTCCCCGATATAAAAGAAAAGCAAATTACTTTAAGTGAAGCAAGAGAGAGAGGTAATCTTTTATTTTCGGAAGACAAGGAAAATAAATTGGTACAGAACTTTTTAACTGGTGTTACTAAGCTCGGTGTTTTCGGTGATGAATTTTTTGATATAAATAATAAAATGGTTTGCTTGGATGAGCCAATTTTAACCGAAGAAGCCAAAAATGGTGTTAATTCTTTAATAAAAGAAAATCTTGATACCGAAGGGCGTTCTTATAAAAATACTATGAAAATGATGATGGAGGACGGTATTTTCACTGTTTTACCAAAGAGTGATGATGCATGGATAAAATTCCTAAATCCTTTTCTAAGGCTAACTACTAAAGAAAAAAATAAACATACAATTAAATTTAAAATTAAATAAAAACTAAGACTTATGAACATTCAAGAACAAAACAAGTTTGAATTTTTACTTACACTAGACGGCAATATCATCTGCCAGCGATTTTTTAACGTTAAAGACTATAATCCTTATACCAGGAAGTCTATGAATCTGCATTATGAAGTAAAAAATATTTGTGAAGAAATTTCGGAAGATTTGAAAATAAAAAGTTCCGAATACTTAATCGAAAATCAAGGATTTTTTATGAATAATGAAGTTGTGGAAGATCCTAAAGAGATGGAAGAACAGTATTTTTTACTGCAAATTAAGCAAGGTGACGATGTATTTATTTCAAGAATATTTGCTGCGCACTATTACCACCCAAAGGTTAGATACGCGGTAGACATTCGACCAAAATTAAGAAGAATTTTGGCAGATTTAACTGAAGTTTTGTCAGTAAGCGATCCAGAGACGACATATCTTCAGTACGAACTTTAATTTATTTTATTTTATAACTTATATATTTTATGACCGAGAAAAATTTTGGCCATTTAGGGCAAACGTATCAAATATCACTATTAAAAACTATTATAGAAGACCGAAAATTCGGTGAAACTATTGTTGAGGTCATAGATCAAAACTATTTTGACAATAATGGGTTTAAGTTCATTATGCAAAATATTAAGGAGTGTTATGAAAAATACGAAACACTACCTTCATATACCGCATTAGAACAAAAAATATTATCAGAAAGCGTTTCAGACACAGCCAGGACTGCTTTTATTGATACCATTAAGAATATACAAGACCACGTTATTGATCAGGGTGGAATTCCTTTAATTAAGGACAAAGCTATGAACTTCTGTAAGCAGCAAGTTCTTAAGAAAACCATCAAGAAAATAGAGGAGATAACAGCTAAGGGTGAATTTGAAGAGTACCACAAAATTGAGAAACTAATTCAAGACGCTCTACAAGTTGGTGTTAGTGATAATGATGTAGTAGACATCTTTGATAGTATTAGCTTAGCTTTACAAGCTGATAATAGAAGACCAATACCAACAGGCGTTGTGGGTATTGACAACCTATTGGATGGTGGTTTGGGAAGAGGCGAACTTGGGGTAGTCTTAGCCCCAACCGGAACAGGTAAAACAACTTTATTGACTAAATTCTCTAACGAGGCCTTTAATCAGGGTTACAATGTTGTTCAAGTTTTCTTTGAAGATAACGTTAATAACATTAAACGAAAACATTTTACCATTTGGACCGGTATTTCTCCAAAAGAACAACCATTACATGCTGAAGAGGTTGAGAAAATTGTAACAGAAAGAAAAAGTATATCAACTGGCGAGCTTAGATTACTGAAGTTACCTAGTGATTCTGTTACAATTTCTGAAATTAAATCAAAATTAAGAAAGATGCAAGCTGATGGTTTTAGAGTAGATTTACTAACTTTGGACTATGTTGATTGTATCACCCCTGAGAAGACAAATTATAATGAAGAGTGGAAGGGAGATGGTGCAATTATGAGACAATTAGAAGCTATGACATCTGAATTTGATATCGCAATATGGACTGCTACCCAAGGTAATAGAGAATCTATTAAGAGTGAAGTAGTAACCACAGATCAAATGGGTGGATCTATTAAAAAAGCCCAAATTGGACACGTTGTATTGTCTATTGGTAAAACAATTGAACAAAAAGAAATGAATCTTGCAACATTAACATTATTGAAATCCAGAATCGGTAAAGATGGTGTTGTATTCAATAACTGCAAATTCAATAATGAGTTTCTTGAAATTGATGTTGACCATCAAAATACTTTGCTTGGTTTCAAAACCGATAAGGAAGAAGAAGCAAAGCAGCGCAAGAACAAAATCTACAACGAATATTTAGCACAAAAAGAATTATTAAACAAGTAAAAAAAACAAACACTATGACCGAGAAGATTCTAGTTGACAATCCCGGACGCTTTGTCCTTTTCCCAATCGAGCACCATGATTTATGGAAGCTTTATAAACAGCAAGAAGCATGTTTTTGGACTGCTGAAGAGATTGATTTAGGACAAGACATTTATGATTGGGAAAATAAATTAAACGCAGACGAACAACACTTTGTTAAACATGTATTAGCATTTTTTGCGGCATCTGATGGTATTGTTAATGAGAACATAGCAATGAATTTTGTTAATGCTGTTCAATACACTGAAGCTAAAATGTTTTATGGTTTTCAGATTATGATGGAAAATATTCATAGTGAAACTTATTCATTGTTAATTGACACATACATCAAAGATAAGGAAGAACAAAATAAATTATTTAATGCCATCGAAACTGTTCCAGCTATTAAAAGAAAAGCTGAATGGGCACTAAGATATATTGAAAAAGGAACATTTGTCGAAAGACTTATCGCTTTTGCAGCAGTTGAGGGTATCTTTTTCTCTGGATCTTTCTGCGCAATTTTCTGGTTGAAGAAAAGAGGTTTAATGCCGGGTTTAACCTTTTCTAATGAATTGATTTCTCGTGATGAAGGTATGCATTGCGATTTTGCATGTCACTTATTTAATCACCATATTGAAAACAAGTTATCACAAAAGCAAATTAAAGATATTATTTGTGGCGCATTAGAAATTGAGAAAGAGTTTATTCTTGAAGCCTTACCAGTTAGACTTATTGGTATGAACTCAGATTTAATGGCTCAATATCTTGAATTTGTTACAGATAGATTATTGGTTGCTTTGGGGGTTCCTAAAGTTTACAATTCAGAAAACCCATTTGATTTTATGCAAAATATTGCTCTACAAGGGAAAACAAATTTCTTTGAAAAGAGAGTTGCTGAGTATCAAAAAGCAGGTGTTAATAAAACTGCGGAAGCGGAGGATCTAGAATCAGCATTTGGTGATTTAGAATTTTAAAAAATATAATTTGAGATGAAAGTACTAAAAAGAGACGGAACGTTAGAAGAGATGAGATATGATAAGATCACTAAAAGAATTAGTGCTCTTTGTGATGACCTTAATATGGATTATGTTGATCCTACATTTATTACACTAAAAGTTACGCAAGGAATTTATGATGGGATTACAACTAAAGAGTTGGATGTACTAGCGGCAGAAACTGCGGCATCTATGACAACAACGCATCCTGATTATGCAAAATTAGCGGGGAGATTGGCTGTAACAAATTTACACAAGACAACACCAAAGAAGTTTTCTCAGGCCATTAAAGAATTACATTCTTTTATTGAACCAAAGACTGGAAAGGAATCAACACTGATTTCAGATGATGTATATGAGTTCGTGATGGATAATAAAGAAATTATTGATGGTGCAATCAATATTACGAGAGATTTTGATTTTGATTATTTTGGCTTCAAAACCTTAGAAAGATCATATCTTTTAAAAATTGGTGAAAGAACCGTTGAAAGACCACAGTATATGTACATGAGGGTTGCTGTTGGTATTTGTAATGGTGATGTTCAGATGGCTTTAAGAATTTATGATGATTTGTCACAACACTTTTATACGCACGCGACACCAACATTATTCAATGCTGGAACACGCAGACCACAAATGTCATCTTGTTTCTTAATTGGAAATAAAGGTGACGATATTGATGGATTATTTGACACAATCAAAGATGTTGCAAAAATTTCTAAATGGGCTGGTGGTATTGGCTTACATGTTCATGATGTTCGTGCTAAAGGGGCATACATTAAAGGCACCGGCGGAATGTCAGATGGTTTACTACCAATGATGAAAACTTACAATGAAGTTGCTCGTTGGATTAATCAAGGAGGTAAAAGAAAAGGTTCATTTGCAATTTATCTTGAGCCATGGCATTCAGATGTATTAGAGTTTATTGATCTAAGAAAGAATCATGGAAAAGAAGAGATGAGAGCTAGAGATTTATTTTTAGCAATGTGGACACCAGACTTATTTATGCAACGTGTTGAATCTGACGGTGATTGGTCTTTATTTTCACCAGATGAGGCACCAGGGCTATCTGACATGTATGATACACCAGAAGATAAAGCTTTTACTCGTTTGTATGAATCATATGAACAACAGGGTTTAGCCAGAAAAACAATCAAAGCTAGAAAACTAATGGATGCGATATTAACCGCACAGATTGAAACTGGAACACCTTATATGTTATACAAAGATGCTGCTAACTATAAGTCAAATCAAAAGAATTTAGGTACAATTAAATCTTCAAATTTGTGTACTGAAATTATTGAATATAGTTCACCAACTGAACAAGCTGTTTGTAACTTAGCATCAATAGCATTACCAAAATATATTTTAGATGGTGAATTTAATCATCAGCTATTATTTGAATACACTTACCAAGTTGTTAAGAATTTAAATAATGTTATTGATTTGAATTTTTACCCAACAGAAGAAACAAAAAGATCTAACTTTAAACATAGACCAGTTGGTTTAGGTGTACAAGGATTAGCAGATGTATTTTGTATATTGTCATTACCTTTTGAAAGTGAAGAGGCGGATAAACTACAAACAGAAATTTTTGAAACAATTTATTTTGCTGCAGTAACATCATCAAAAGATATTGCAAAAGAAGTTGGGGCATATGAATCAATTTCTGGTTCACCGATAGAAAAGGGAATTTTTCAATATGAAATGTGGGGTAAGACAGATAAAGATATGTCAGGAAGATGGGATTGGAAATCTTTGAGAAAAGAAGTTGTAAAGTATGGTGTTAGAAACTCATTACTTGTTGCACCAATGCCAACGGCATCAACCGCACAAATTTTAGGTAACAACGAAGCATTTGAACCATTTACAACGAATCTTTATTCAAGAAGAACATTAGGTGGAGAATTTATTGTTGTCAATAAACACTTGGTTAAAGATTTAATGAATATTGGATTATGGAATGAAGATTTGAAAAAGAAACTAATTCTTGAGAATGGATCTATTCAAAATATTCCAGAAATTCCTACACCAATCAAAGAAGTTTATAAAACTGTTTGGGAAATGTCTCAAAAGAGAATTTTACAAATGGCGGCCAATAGAAGTATTTTTATCGATCAATCACAGTCAATGAATTTATTTATCGATAACGCAACAAAAGCAAAAGTACTCGCGGCTCATTTGTTTGGTTGGAAGCTAGGTCTTAAAACCGGAATGTATTATTTGAGAACAAGATCTGCTGTTGACCCAATTAAAGGATTAGGTTTAGATACCTCAACAGTAAAGCCAGTTGCTGAAGTACAACCAAAGCAACAAACAGCATACGCTACACCTCAAAATACTATTATAAGTGAAGAAACGCCTGAAGTTGTAATGATGGCTAGTAGGCCAGATGATTCACCATTTGAATGTGAAGGATGTGGATCGTAAGATAATGGGTGGCGCCCTCAAAGTTTAGCTGTCGTCAAGGCGTACCTTGAGCATCCAGGACTTGACAATACAGGGTGCGAATATCAAGTCACAATACTAAAACCCAACTTCGGTTGGGTTTTTTATTTATATCCATTTTAGTATTGTTTATATTTATTGATATGGCTACAAAGTATGGTATAGATTTTCCTTTTAGAAATAGCACGTTAGGTGACTATACTAGAATGACATTGAATGTAGATGAGGAGGTTAGAGCAAACCTTATTCATTTATTATTAACTAGAAAAGGAAGTAGATATTTTTTACCTGACTTCGGTACAAGGTTATATGAATTCATATTTGATTTAAATGATAGTATAACCTACAGCAGTATAGAAGATGAAATTAGAGAAACTGTTAAAATTTATATACCAAATCTAGAGATAAACGCAATAAAAATTACAAATCCTGATATAGATCCAGAAGACGGCGCTTCAAGTATTAGTGAAGATGAGGATACTAGATTATTTAGAGTTGGTGACGGTTCTACTAAACCATATACTGCCAAAATAAGAATTGATTATACAACAAATAATGGAACTTTTTCTAGTTCCGACTTTGTAATTATTAACATATAATATGAGCAAAAAGATAGCATATACTAACAGGGATTTTGCTGGTTTGAGACAAGACCTAGTAAACTTAACCAAAGAATATTACCCGGATATTATTCAAAATACAAACGACGCGTCGATTTATTCTGTTTTACTGGATTTGAACGCGGCGGTTTCTGATAACTTACACTTTCATATCGATAGAGTTTGGCAAGAAACAATGTTAGATTTTGCTCAAAAAAGACAATCTTTATTTCATATTGCAAAAACATATGGTATCAGAATACCCGGCTTAAGACCTTCAGTGGCTTTGTGTGATTTTAGTATCAATGTACCAGTTAGAGGTGATAAAGATGATGATAGATACGAAGGAATTTTAAGAGCTGGCGCACAAATTTCTGGAGGTGGTCAAATATTTGAAACAATTGAAGATATTGATTTTTCAAATCCTTTTAATAGTAAAGGAGAACCGAATAGATTAAAACTACCAAACTTTGATAATAACAACAGATTAATTTCTTATACGATCGTAAAAAGAGAACCTGTTGTTAACGGTGTAACTAAGATTTTCAGAAAAGTTATCACTCAGCAAGATCAAAAACCGTTTTTAAAGATATTTTTACCAGAAAGAAACGTACTTGGTGTTTCTGCTGTAATTCATAAGGAAGGAACCACATTTGCGGGTAATCCCGCTTATAGTGAGTTTATAAGTGATCCAAATAAATGGTACGAAGTTCAATCCCTAGTTCAAGACAAAGTGTTTGTTCCAAGTACAACTGGTGTTTCTGACAGACCAAATTTTAAAGCTGGTGAATATGTTACAGTACAAAATAAATTTATTACAGAATACACCCCAGAAGGATATTTCTTTTTAACATTTGGTTCGGGAAATATTGATCCACTTGATAATCTAGATAATTATATTACTGATAAATTAAAAGTAAATTTATCATCATATCTAAATAACCTTTCACTAGGTTCAATTCCAAAACAAGAAACAACACTATTCATAAAATACAGAATAGGTGGAGGTAAAGAAAGCAATATTGGGGTTGGTGTCATCAATAATGTGGAAAATTCAGACTTTATTATTACAGGCCCCAATTCTGACACAAATAGTCAAGTTTCACAATCTTTAAGTGTAACTAACGTAACACCAGCTGTTGGCGGAGCTGATCAACCAACTGTTGAAGAACTTAGAGCCATGGTTGCATATAACTTTGCTGCACAGAATAGAGCGGTCACACTAAATGACTATAAATCAATGATTGAAACTATGCCATCAACATATGGGGCTCCAGCAAAGGTTAATGTTATGGAAGAAGACAACAAAGTGAGAGTTAAACTATTGTCATATGATGAGAGTGGTAATTTAACGAGCGTAGTTTCTAATACACTAAAACAAAACATATTAACCTATCTTTCTCAGTTTAGAATGATAAATGACTACATTGATATTGTTAGCGGTGAAGTCATTGATATGGGGTTAGAAATTGACCTTTTATTGGATAAAAACCAAAACCAAGGAGAAGTTATAAGAGATGTAATCTCATCAACAACAGAGTATTTTTCTATTGATAAAAGAAAAATGGGAGACCCACTATTTGTTGGTGAATTAATGAAAGAAGTAAACAATGTTCCAGGTGTTGTAAACGTTATTGATGTCAGAGTTTTCAATAAAATCGGTGGCGAATATTCTTCGTCACAGGTTTCACAGTCATACAAAGATTCAGCTACAAAAGAAATTTTACAAAATGATATGACGATTTTTATGAAAGCTAATCAAATATTCCAGATTAGATTTCCTCAAAAAGATATAAAAATCAGGGTAAAAACATTAGGCACGACTACATATTAACGTCTTTTTTACTTATCTTTTTTCTATAGGAAAATTGATGAGTTTCTATTTATAGTTAATATGGTACAAAAGCACAGAATTAACACCACTTTAAACGGGGATAAGAAAGTAACTGTTGAATTAAAACAGGATTATGATCTTTTAGAAATTTTATCCTTAAAATTCACACAACAAGACGCTTATACGTCATTATGTGCTGACTATGGTGTTGTTTGCGGTAGGGTAACAGCAAATAATGGATTAGGTATACCAAACGCAAGAGTTTCCATTTTAGTACCAATATCAGACCAAGACGAGCAAGATCCAGTAATTTCCACACTTTACCCATTCAAACTTAGTAGTGATAAAAATGATGATGGTTATAGATATAACCTATTACCAGCTAGACAACAACATGCTGGGCATACACCAACAGGTACATTCCCAGACCAAAACGATATTCTTAGTAGAGAAGAACAATTAGAAGTTTTTGAAAAATATTACAAGTTCACAGCTAAAACAAACTATGCTGGTGACTATATGATTTGGGGCATACCTTTAGGCGAACAGCAATTACATATTGATGTTGATTTATCAGATATGGGTTGTTTTTCACTTAGACCATATGACTTTATAAGACAAGGTGAAGACGCTAATAAATTTGATAGATTTTTCAAATTCAGATCCGATACCGATTTAGATGGGTTACCACAAATAGTTGCTTTCGATAAAACTATTGATGTTTCTCCTTTTTGGGGAAATATGGATTTGTGTCAAATAGGAATAACCAGGGCAGATTTCGACTTATCTAACTTAGGAATTAAAGTTGATCCAGTATCCTTAATGTTGGTTTCAGCGGTTACAGATTCAGATGGTGACGCAGTTAAAAGAAGTGGTGTTATTAGAAGAAAAAGTGGATATAAATGTAATTTACAAACAAGTGACGGTAAAATACAGGGGGTTAGATTTACTGGTAGGAAAGTTATAGGATCAGATGGTGTAACATTATATCCAGAATTAGAATATTTTAATCCAGGGGTTATTGACGAAGATGGAACAGCAATGGCAACGATGCCAATGAATCTTGATTATGTTTATACAAATGAGTTTGGTGAACAAGAAACAACAAATGACCCTAACAAAGGGGTTGCCACATCAACAATAGCAAGACTTAAATTAGAATTAAGCGGGTCATCAGGAGAAGGCTCAGCAAGAGGCACATCATCTGCAACTTATTTAGTTCCAAATATTAGAGAATTTAATAAGTATAGTACTGGCGGTGCTAGCGAATATAGTGAAGCTATTATTTCATCATATGTTTTTTCAGATGTATTTGAAGATTACATAAATGTACCAGTACCAACTGGTGTAACACTTGAGCCACTAACATCGGCAGAAAAATTACATAAAAAAGAATTGATATTAGGCACAAACAATAATGACATACCTGAAGATTATTTTTATAAATTTATTTACGGAAAAGTATACACACCAACATCCTTTCAAGGATCACATTATGAAGTATCTGCTGTAGAAAATTTATTTGGTTTAACCAGAAGAGACGCATTTTTAGGTATAAAAGAAATTAGACCGAACTCTGAAGATGATTGTACAGGTACAGCAAATTACATACCAACAAACTTTGCATTTAAAAATAGAACTAAATTTGGTCTATTACTATCACAAGTTCTATTATTCTTACAATTTATATTTGCCATCATATTAAATTTTGTTTTTGAATTACTAGGTAGATTTTTTATGACTATTGGTAAGGCATTGTATGCAATATATTTTGGGTGGCCGTTTAACTGGAGACCTTTCGCTAAAATCGGGGAACAATTTCAAGATATCGCACATAGATTACAAGTTAATGGAACTCAAACATTATCATTAACAACGTATCCAGATTGTGAAGAATGTTCTACTGATGATGAATATGCAACATTAGGTGCATCATTATCTAGTACTTATTGTTCTGTTGGTGAAATTACATTTAAGGTTATAGGGATTGGTGCTACGGGAGGTAATGTATTTGTGATACCTTATTCATTTAACACAGATACAAATGAAAACACATCAGCAGTTTTTCCTGGTGGTAGAGCAAGAGACTATGATCCGAACGATTCATTTATGAGTGGAAACACCTTCGCAATCACAGGTAGTACTAACTCTGCTACAAGAACAATTTTAAATAGTTTACATACATATACTATCACACCGATACCAAATGACCCAAATAATTCTAGATTTGTTGCGGAAGCAGTATCGGCAGTTAAAGATAATATACTACCATATTCGCCAGCAAGTGGTGATACATTAACAAAATCTGTTTCATTAAGTGATTTCACTGTTTCATTTAGTACAAATGCTGCGGCTGGGGATAGAATTAAATTTGCAACAAATACTATAAATCAAGGTATTTTAGATTCTTGGGCAACTGGTGAAGGTAACTATGGAACAGCATATGTTACATATTTAGTAAATGTTGTTGGAGAGTATTCAAGTAGAACTGTTAATGGTTTATTTTTCAATCACGGAAGTTGGGCTGAGCTTTCTGGTTTTAACTACGAAGGATATAGTGGAGGTAATAATGGTTCAGGTAATTACGCAGATAGAGGTACATACGTTACACTTAGAATTTATGATAGAAGTAAACCCAAGATAAATCCAGATAGCCCTGCGGCAGTGTTTAATATTGAAGAGGGTTGCTTTAAATATGATAAGGCATATGATGAATCTATATCTATATCTCAAGCATATCTTTGGTCAACAGGATCAACATATGGTGATAGATATACACCAGTATATCCACCAGCGTACCCATCTGGTTATGTTGAATCAGCAACAAAACCAAATTCAAGTTATACCATTATGGCTGATATCATTGGTTCTAGTGGTGCAGGTCGTTTGCCTAGACTAGTGATTTGGTCAAAACTTGGAAATACATATTATGATAGAAAAACAAAATCTGGGTATTCAGAAATAAGGGACGGTGTGTTTACTGTTATACCGGTTGTTGAAGGTGGCTCTAAAAATGCATCGATGATACAAGAATGGTATAGAAGAAAAAGGATAGGATTGTTCTTCTGTGGTGGTGTAACAAATTATTCATTCATAGAGAATTGGCTTCACGGATTATTATACTTCTTTAAATTTGACTATAGAATAAAATGGGATGATAAAACAATAAGAGATTTAAATCAAAGAGGTAGTAAGTACCCTAGAGAATTAGTTTTCTTTAATGTTTTAGATGGGAAATTCTATTATAGAAGCACACCTTATAATCCAACAACAAAATTATTTATTGGCCAAAAACCAAATGAACAAAAACCGTACGTTGAGCTTTTACACCCAACAACTTTCTATGATGTTGGTGTTAGAGATGAATTTTTTGATGAGATATGTTTTGATCAATATTGATGATTTCTTCACTAATAGTGGTTACACTTTTAATGGTTACGTAATGGATGGTGATGTTTTACAATTAATATCAATAAATTGTGAAGCTGGCATTGAAGCTTTTGATTTAGATAGTTCACATTATTTTATGTTTAATGGTGAATTCTTAGATCCAGAAGATACAACGTTTATGACATATTTTAAAAATGGATCGTCATGGGGGCCAACACCAATTGATTTTAAATTAGATGTAAATGGAAGTTTTGTTAGATATTGTTTAAATAATAGATTGGGTGATTTTACACAAAAAGTTCCTTTTTATTTATGGAATAAAGGTGCAACTGGATTTGGTTTAAACGATGACCAATTTTGGGACAGAAATGCTATCGGTGTTCAAAAATTACAAAGAATGGTTTCAATATCAGGAACAACTAGTACAACAACAAATTATTTAATGGCTGATGGTGAAGAGGAATATTTAATTAAACCAATGACAAAAACACATGATACGTTTTCTCTTGTTGGTAACTATCCTGATTCATTAGAAAGATTTGAGGCAATAAGATTAACAACACCAACAAGTGCAACAGAATTTGTTGAAGGAGACCTTTGGCTACATGTTTTAACTGGAACCCAGAAAAATCCATTAACTGGAAATATCTATGTTGTAGTTAATGGGGCATGGTCTGCACCAATACCATATGTAAAAGACAATAATGAAACATTTATTTATCAAACAGCATTAAACTATTCTGGAAACAAACAAGTATTATCAACACCATTCCAATTCTATTTCGGATTAAGACCTGGCAGCACGGCTTATGATAAATTTATAAAATATTATGGACCAAAAGGTGCATTCCCATCAACTGAATAATGGAAAAGAAAACAATCATATTACCAGAGTTAAGGTATCATAAGGCCCCAGCTGTTGATCTATCAACAAGAATTGGTTTAGAAACAAGTGAAGAATTGTTAAGGGAAGGTGACCGTTCAATTGTTTTAGATCTTGAAGAACACTTTAGCTACGAAAGGGCACAAAGCAACAAATATAAAATATATGGTAAACTAAGAATGATATTCAGAAACATGTATGAGGGTGATAGTAATTATCAAAATTTAACTGAATATCTTTATTTAAGCGGTGCGGGTGATATTGGAGATAATACAGGATATATTCCATATGATGAATTTGCATTTATAAGAAGAGACACATATAGACAAGATATTAGCATTCCATCTGTTAGTGGATCAACATACGGCACTTATACACCAACATTTTCATTACCAACAAAACCAAGAAATAAACATCAGAATATATCCAATATGGATGCCCCATACCATAACTGGAATCTTTATATGAGTTACGTATACAGTGGTGATACTAATTACCCAATGAAGTATACACTAAGTGGGGCAACCAAAGTAGAAGGTACAAATATTATTACATTTACTAGTGGAAAAGGAATACCATGTAGAGTAGAAACAACAGCAACAAATTATAAATTAATAACACCAGTCCCACATGGAATTGGTGAAGATGAGTTTGTTATAATATCTTCTGTTTCGGCTGTAAGCGGAAAAACATATTCTGTTTCAAGCCTAGGGGATGATAAATACAATTCATCAAAGTATGTAATAAATTTAAATAGACAACAATTTAGTGGTATAACCCTACCAACATTAATCACAATTAAAAGATGTATTAATGATAAAAATATATCAGGAACAACATCAACATATTACGTACATAAACATAAAATATTAACCCCACATACCGATTATATTTTAGATAAAGCCGGATTTGAGGTACCAATATTTGAGGAAGAAAAAAAGATTTTATTTGAAGATAGTGTTGGTAATAATGATGTTTTAGTTGAAAGAAATCGACCAGAGTCTTTATTATATGATTTTAGAAATAGTTTTATTTTAACTGGCCTAACAAATAATCTTGGTTATACACCAACAGAGGTTTATGTAACAGTTTTATTTAAAAATGGCTCAGGTTATTTTGAATATCCACCAAAGGTTGGTTATAGATTTCATTTACACGATAGTTGGATAGATGATCATTTTAGTGGAACAACAACACAAGAAACATCACTTAGTGGTACATCTGTTACTATTAGTGGAATAACTTTTACATCTGGTAGCACAATACCAACTGGAACAATTTTAACTGGTGCATTTGTCGAATACAATCCTTATGAATTAAAAGAAAGAATCATATCTGAAGCGCTTCATAAAATTGTTCACCCAACAACAATTTTTGATCATAGTCAAGATGAAAATGTTACAGGCTTTAGCGGAGCTACAGCAAACAATAAAATGGGGTTATTATATCAACCACACTATAGAGTAAAGCTAAGACAGCTTTCATCATATATTGAAACATTTAATACTAACAATATATTAGATCTTCCAGATAATGCCAGATACTTTCCAGATGAAAGATTATGGAAGTGGAGGGATTTATATGATCATGGGTTTGTTGATGATGAAGGTAATGGCACCGACTTTCCATTTGTAAATGGACAGCATTATGTTAAAACAGATTTTAATTTTTATTTTATAAACGAAAAAGAATTTAATAATAAATCAGATGGATTTAAAGGGTTCGGAAATACAAACATAAATTGTTAAAATGAATATATTGTATAATAGAGATAGTAAATCTTTGGTTTTTAATCCGGAAACAGATTTTAGAATAAATGCTGGTTGGGAAGAAAATTTCCTAGATTATCAGGAAGAAGTTCTTAGATCAATTATTAATCCGGTTGAAAACTATGAAACTGTTAGATATATTCATGAACCTTACGATGTGACAATATCTGGGGTATCGACTAAACAATGTGACATTTGGTATCAGTTTTATTTTTTAAATAATCAAAATCCTAGAGATTATGATAATGGCTTTGACTACGATTTAATTGGTATAAGCCCAAAAGAAAATGCTAAGTTATTAAAACACACCGTTAATAGTTTCTTTAGATTAGAATTTTATACAACAAGAGAAAGAGAAACACAAAAACTTGTTTTTGCTAAAAACCTATCAATACCTCTTGGACAAAAAGTTTTCGACTTAAATTTAAGAGAAGACATTTTTGTACCGGTATTTAATGGTAACAACTACAGAAACACCGAAAATATGTATTTGTTTTGGTTTGGTGATGATAGTGTGTTTAGCGGTCTAACCTTTTACATGACTGCTAGATTTTTTAATGCTGAAGACGGCACAATTACGAGATTTTTAAATAAAGATTTAACAGCAAATAATTCTAGCTTAGTAAATGGTGAAAGAGTGGGTACAACAGCAAATCCTGTTAAGTTTTATGAGATGAATTATAGTAATACTGTGGACGAAATTAATGATGTTTACTATCAAGTAAGATTCAAAAGATCGGACCATAGCTATAAAATAACTAGAGGAATTACAAGTGATTGTGATTTTGGCAGTGGTACTGCGGCTAAATTATAAAAATGAGAAAATATAAGTACGAAATATTGCAAAAAAATATATTATCGGTTGTTTTATATAACGCTGGGCAGTATTGGTATGATAATAACCTACAGTTAGTTCCATGGTCAGCAACAACTGTACCAACTAGTGGAACAACAGTCATGGATGTTAAATGGTATAGCGATATCACTTACACCTCTGGAGATACCATTTATTATAATGGTAAAATATATAAATCATTAGTTGTTTCAAATTTAAATAAAATACCGTCAACACAAACATCGTTTTGGGTTGAGCAACCAGAAGCGTTAACGTGGACAGACAAAGGTTATTATTATAGATGGAATGGAACATCTTGGGTTAACATTGGAAAAAATAAATCAGCTGCATATCCAGATTATGAATTACCAATACTTCTAGATTCAAAAGTAGATGAATTAGGTGTTATGGTTGGTTTTGATGGTGATATCGATCAAGTAGAACAACTTTGTAATTTTACATATAAAGCTTCTGGAAACACCGTAACTGTTTATAACACAACCAATACAAATACTTTAAAAAGAGTCGTTGACGCAACCTTCCAAATTAATTGGGGAGATTCTACAGCCTCTTCTATTTCAATTTTAGGTAACGCAACCAAAACATATTCAACTGCAGGTAGTAAAGTAATTTCAATTACAATGAATAGCCCTTGGAAAGTACAAACATTATCAAGGACAATAAAGCTACCTTTAGTTATCGGTGATCCAACTAGTTTGGGTACCCTTACTTTTACCTTCCCATACACAGATTATGGTGTGGCGGCTTCAGGATCAACAAAAACACTATCGTCAACAAGTTTAACATTTGTTGCTGTTGGTAAAAGTAGAATTATAGAAAAAAAATTATACGGCCAAACGGCTTATACGGGTGTAACATCAACTTCACTACCTGGTACAACCTTAAGCTGTTCAAAATATACAGTTGATGGCTTAGATTATTATGATTGCTCAGACGGGGTAACCTATGTTACAGGAAAAGTGCCAAACCACATTATAAATGGAACTTCTGGATTTACAACAGGTAACAGTACAGATTTTGCTACAGAGTATGTGGTAAATAAAATGTTAACCAGAAATGAGCATTTTTTGGGGTTTGTTTCAGATCCATCGGTTTATTCTGACATATTTGTTGAAAGAGGTAAGATGGGGGTATCTGAATTTAATTTAAGATTAGGGGAAATTGACAATATTGGCGAATTAGACATATATGGAAATGGATTTTTCGTTGTGAAAAAACAATAAAATTATATTTATTATTAAAATGCTATGGCAGTAGGAAGTTACGGAACAATAAGACCAGCGGATGTATCACCAGAAGATGTAGAAATACTACTTCACTATGCTGCGGACAGAGGTGCAACTACCGATTCAACACTAACAAAGTTGGATTCGGCAGCTATCTTATCACCATTATATCACAATGCAAATACAACTGATGATACAAACGCTCCAAATGTGGAGGTTTTGGGTGGTATGTATACATTAAGATTAGAAAGTACCACATTCTCCGAGTTAGGGATATACACACTTCACGTAAGACCAAAACAAATAAGAACACAAATAACAGATTGTGGTGTTTTAGCATCATTATCTTCAGTTAGGGGTATTGTAATTGATCTTGGAAACGTTGAACAAGAGGATAGATCTAAATTCGCCCCACAGGGTTTGGTTGGATATAGAGTAGAATATATAAGTGTTACTGATAATAAAAAAGTCCAAAATTTTTATAAAATTGTAACATCTTCATTTTATTGTGAGCCAGTAACAACAAACTTAACAAATACCACACAAAAATCAGTTAGATATAGATATTCAGACTCACCAACAAACTTAGTGTTTTTGACTGTCACCCCATCTTCTGCACCTACTAATAAACCAAATACTGTCCCATTTATTGGCCAACCACTACAAAAAATTATACTAACAAACAGCTATTTTAATCCAACTACGATTGAGGTAGAAATGGTTGAACATGACGCATCTACGCTTGCACTTGCTCTTTATGGTAATCAAAGTAAGGCGGTATCTTCAGGTATCTACACGATCTATGATGGCTCAAACAACATTTATAAACAGTTTAACCTATACGAAGTTAAGGACGAATTTAATGAGACATTATATGAGATTCGTGAGGGAAGGACTGATATAGACCAAACGTTAAACTTTGACGATATTACTGAATAATAATGGCAAAAAGAAAAGTTCCGAGTCAGGCGGCTAGTGGTTTTGATACGTTTAACGATAGTCTCGTTGGTAGACAAATTACCGACGGTACTAGTCAATTGACTAATACGAACTTCGCTCTTGATACGATTGTCCCAGAGAAAGACTCAAAAAAATTCCAAACTGCGCCATTTTCAGATTTTATTACATTAGAAAATCTTAAGGTTGAGGAAGATGTTCCAACAACAGTTGTACAATCTGATGGTAAAAAAAGACCAGTAAGATTTAATACAAATAAAAGAGATGCATCTAAGTCTCTTTTTGGATCATTAAGAGAAAGAATAAGAGTCTCTATTGCTAGAATTGCTAAAAATTTTCCCGGCGGTATTTTTATTGACAAAGATGCTTTAGCGTCTATTAACAGTTACACTGCTGAAAATATAACACATAATCCAACAACTAATACAACCACATTTAAAACTCAAGTTGGTAGATTTTTTAATCCTTTTGATATTGTATTAAAAGAACCAACAGCAAGTCAATTAATTGAAGTTGAAAATAAAATAAGAAATTTATTTTCTTCATATACAAAATATTGTATTGTAATAGAGGATAAAACTTATGCTGTAACAAGTTACGTACAGCCAGATCAGTTTAACCAAATAACACTTGTTGTTGATGGTAAACCATTTACTGGTGCAACATATTCAGATAGTTTTATTTTAAGACCAAATGACAGTGTTGTTGAAGAATTTTATTTAGGTTTAGACGATTTAGAACAAACATTATTAAATCGAGAAACATACCCAATATATCAAGCTGGGTTTACGGTTCCTAGAACTAGTTTAGACGAAACAAAAACAGAACTGATTTCCATATTAGTTAACTGGCCAACATCAAAAGATGGGTACAACATTCAAATTACCGGTCTTAAGTTCGAGGAATATCTAACACGTTTAAGTGACTTAGCAACTGAAATTGATAACTATAAATCCAATTTAGTTACAAGATTTCTTGTTGCGCCGCAATTATTTGAATTTGACACAGAGGATCAAAAAATTGATAAGATATTTCAATTATATGGTCAGAGCTTCGATAAAGTAAAATCTTATATTGACAATATCGCGAACATGAGAAATGTTTCTTATGACGCAATTGATAATATCCCAGATGTTTTTCTTAAAAACTTAGCAAATACACTAGGTCTTAATACCATTAATTTATTTGATCAAAAAAGTTTAGAAGAACAAATATATAAAGCTTCTTCCACTGTTTACAATGGACAAGCTATTGGTAAAAATTTAGTAGAAGCCGAACTTGAATTCTATAGAAGGTTATTAGTTAATCTAGCATTTATATATAAATCAAAAGGCACTAGAAGTAGTATTGAATTTTTCTTAAAGTTTATCGGTGCGCCAGATCCAATGGTGAAAATAAACGAATATGTTTATAAAGTAACCAGTGCGTTACCTCCATCTACTTTAGATGATCTAAATAACACATTAAATAATATTAATGTTAGTAATAGTGTAACATTTAATAGTGATACATACACTTATACCGTTTCTTCTTTAACAGGGTTAACAACAAATAATCAACTAACCGATTACCCCATCGACGAAACAACATTATTACCTAAAGCTCCAACAACAAATCAAGAAAATGTTTTCTTCCAAATGGGGTCTGGCTGGGCAAATGTTAGCTTAGATCATAGATCTTCCGATGTCCTTGATACTGAAAATTCAGTATTAACCGGAAGAACTAAAACGCTATTAACAACAGCAAAACCATATTCTTATGGTGAAGAGTTTTTTGATAATTACAGAACATTACCTGGCTTAGATTATGGTTTCACAATAAAAAGTGAAATTGATAATCAGCAAGGACAAATCTTAGAAGACGAAGCTCTTTCAAATTTAATTCTTAATAGAAAAAACATAAACGTATTCGTATCTGCAGCAAATGCTGTTAACTATGATATTTGGAGAAAATCTAGAGAACTTGAAGTAACTTTTGGCACAAATAGTCTACCACCACAAACTGGTGTAACTTTTGCACAATATTTAGAAAATACCTTCTCAAATCAAATAACTAATTCAAATATAATAAGATATAAGAAGAATTATATTGCTTTAGAGGATGTTTATCAGGATTATATAAATCAATTAGTAGCATCTGGTTATACAACTTATGATATAATATCAACATCTGATTTTGTTAATCAGATGAGCCCATATTGGTCAAATGTTTTAGAACAAATTATACCATCAACAACATTATGGATGGGGGGTAATTTAATTGAAAACAATGTTTTTGGTAGACCCAAGTTTTCATATAGAAAACCATGTAAACCATTAGAGATTGTAGAAAATTTATATCCAGAATTTGAAACAGTAATTGAAGAAGATCTTGAAACAATAATTGGAGATCCAGATAATCTAAGAGGTTTAATTGAATTTAGTGGTGTAACATTTACTTTACATATTGATATTGACGGTACTGATTATAGTGGAACGACACAAGTAGTTTTAACCGGCAGTACCTTATTTGGTACTGGTTTTACTGCTGTGGAAAGTTGTAGTGTACTAACTTCCTCAACATCTAAAATACCACTTATTTGTGAATATAAAAATTGGATTAATTTAAATTTAACAACAATAAAAGCCGCTTGGAAAAACGCCATAGCATCTCTTGTTGAACAAATTAATCAAACAGAAACACAATATAGTGCATTCAATACCCCTTCATATGTTCCTGGAAATGCTATATTGTCAGGAAAAACACAATTAATATCTTATGAATTTTTCACAGATAATAATGGTGTTGAAAAAGTTAAATTTATTGCACACACAAACTCTTCTGGAGAATGTTTAGTAAAAGATAATTTAGATTTTTATTTTGATGTTGATTACAAATATACTGAGCCAAAATGTCATTTAGATTTATCATTTGATGCGTCTTGTGATGTTTATTCTGGTTATCCAACTTGTAAAGTTGCAACAGATGTTATTGTTAGCTTAACAGGTGTTACTGTTCAATCTGGTAACGATAGTGGATGGGGTGTATATGTTCAAAGAAATTGTACACCAGGAAATAACATCAGTACAGGATACCACCCAACTTATACAGATACAAGTTTCTTCCAAATTGTTGGAGAAAATTGTAAGTTCAAACTTAGTAATGTAAGAGAAGATGAGGTTATTGATTTAATTTTTACTGATGCAGCAAACTGTGATAAAAAAGTAAAAATAGAAGGACTAGCATTAAGATATGTAGAATACCCATCTGAAGTGCCTGATTTACCGTTAGTTGTTAACACTGGCTATACATTAGTACCAAAAGTACAATATAGAAACACATACAATTATGGTTTAAAACACAATACTAAAGTTATTGTTGTTAGTGGTGCTACAATTAATTCATCTACAACACCAGCAAATATTACTAGTTATTTAGCTGCTGGAACTCTTGTTAAGAAAGATGTTAAAGATTTAGTTAATGGAAATGTCATATTAGGTGCAACATACTTATCATGCACCACACTTTCATCAAGCATGTTTGAATATGCTAGTGAAAACAATGATTATTCTTTTTCATATGATTATTCAACGCATACAATTAGCGATATTGATTGTTTAGGATCTGTAAAGAAAAGTGAAATAATAGGTATGACCTCAAACGGTCAACAGGTTGTTATTGAAGTTTTACCAACAACAAAACTACGTGTTTACACAAATAAAGAGGTTGATGAAGCAACATATAGGGTATCTAAACGAGATGGTTACTTTTTTGATTCTAGATCTCCAGAGTTTTTGCAATTAAAACCAGAAACACCGGAGGAGCCTTGTTGTTATTATCCATCAGATTATTATGATACTGGTGATTTTTTAATTACAGAAAAAGGTGAATTATTAGAGGTTATTTCAGTTAATTTAAATTACTGTGAAAATAATCTTTATTATAACATTAATATAACAGGAACACAACCTCAAAACCTAATATTGTTTAATGGTAATGATGGAACACAAGTATTAATACAACACTCATATACTAAGTTTAATAGACTTAATATGAGCTTAAGTCAATATTATATTGATAATCAATGTTGTAAAACTGAAATTGAAGATCCTGTAAGAAATTATACAACTGAATGTGGTGTTATAACCCCGGCCGTACCTTGTGGTAGCACATATCCAATAGTAACCCCAAGTCCAACATCTACACCTACACCAACAAATACATCTACCAGTACACCTACCATAACTAGCACACCAACCGCTACAAATACACCTACATCGACACCAACACCAACGTTGACTGAGACACCAACTAGTACACCTACAAATACATCAACAAACACTGGTACGCCTACTGTAACAGAGACGCCAACTAGTACACCAACAGTAACAACAACACCAAATTGTGAATTTGTAATTGATACAAATGTTGTGACGCTAACACCTACACCAACAACAACTTCAACATCAACACCAAATTGTGAATTTGTAATTGATACAGTTGCTGTAATTCCCACTCCGACACCAAGTATCACTATAACACCGACATCAACATCAACACCAAATTGTGAATTTGTTATTGATACAGTTGCAACAATTGCAACCCCAACACCGAGCGTCACTATAACGCCGACATCGACATACACACCAAATTGTGAATTTGTTATTGATACAGTCGCAACAATTGCAACACCGACACCAAGTGTTACTATAACGCCAACATCAACTTTTACATCTAATTGTGATTTTATAATTGATACAATTGCAATTATTGCAACACCAACACCAACAGAAACAGCTACACCAACTATAACTGAAACACCAACAACAACATCATCAGATAGTTGTGAATTTGTAATAGATATTAATTCAGTTATATCAACACCTACACCAACCTCTACCACAACGCCAACAATAACTTCGACACCAACAATTACATTTACAGAGGGATCTTGTGATATGACTTATGAAATTGTTGAAAGTTCTCAAGGGATAATTCTTGAAAGTGGTGCAAGTTTTATTGTGGATGAAAATAATACTGACATATTAATAGAAGAATAAATAAAAAAAATATTTAAATAAAATGAGTATAACTAGAATTTCAGAATTACAACGATTAACAACCCCAACAAGCGGATCGTTATTTTATATGGCTCAAGGAAATGGTCCATATGATTCTGCTGCTATAACACATGAAGATTTATTTTCTGGTGTTATAACAAGTGGCACAACAAGATTTTTTGGTTCATATAGTAGTTCCGTGATTCAAACAGGAACTACAAATACTGAGCATTTAATGACATTTAATAGTCTTGATGCAACAAATGGGTGTACATGGGCTAATGGATCACAAATGATTGTTAGTAACCCAGGATCGTATAATTTACAATTCTCTGCTCAATTATATAGAGTACAAGGTGGAACAACGGAAAATTTCTATATATGGTTTAAGAAAAATGGTACATCTATTACAAGCTCTAATACAGTAATAACTTTCGCCAATAACGGTGAATATGTTGTTGCTGCTTGGAACATAATATACCCCAACTTAAATAGCGGTGATTATGTTGAAATTGCTTGGGCAACAACAGATAGTAATATACAAATAACATCACTGACCCCAACTATTGGTCCGTCAGTGCCATCAGTAATAGCAACATTAACTCAAATATAATAAATGGCAACAATAAGATTATATAGTGCATCTGGTTTATACAACGGTTATTATGCTGATGTTGTTTTTCATCCATATAGCGGAGGAACAGCTGTTACCATCGGAACCAACGTACTTATACCTTATTTTTGGACCTCAGATTATTACTACGGTACATACGATTTTAATTTTAAAAATGAACTTGAAGGGTTTGTCTGTAACCTAGAAATAGTTCCAGGAGTAACCCCAACACCAACCTCAACCCCGACGATAACAATTACACCAACTGAAACACCAACAACAACATCATCGGATAGTTGCGAGTTTGTAATAGATATCAACGCGGTTATAGCAACACCAACACCAACTTTAACGCCAACTGTAACATCTACTGAAACACCAACAACAACATCATCAGATAGTTGTGAGTTTATTATTAATATTGATGCTATTGTTGCAACACCAACACCTACCTCTACTTCAACAGTAACCGAAACACCTACTATAACACCAACATGTGATTGTCCTGAAGGATTTACAGCCACAAATGATGGGGGTGCATGTTATAGAGTATTAACATCAACCCCAACATCAATTGAAAACTTGTTAGTTGGTGATGGTGGTAGTAACTCAGCATACGGAATGTATGGTGTTAAGATATACAATGAAAATGACTACAATACTGTTGGAAATTCGATAAGTGGTAACTTAGCATATTCTGGTTATACAACGGCATATGGTAGCCCAGATACAACACCTAACGAATCATTCTGGGCTGGTAGAATGAATCAAATTAACGTTTGGGTTGATGGTAACACGACATGGCCAAATCCAAATTATCCTGATTACGTTAGTTTCTGTGCAACATTCAATTTAACTACAACAAAAACATATTATATCGGCGTGGCTGGTGATAATGATATTACAGTTAAAATAAATTCTGTAACATTAATAAATCAAGCAGATAACTCACCAGTAGATAATTTTAGATTCTACCACATATATCCAGTAACACTAGAAGCAGGTCCAAATATTGTTGAAATTGAAAACTGGAATAGAAGTAGTGTGGGATCGTTTGCTGCTGAGGTATATGACGATACACTAGCAACATTGACTGGGGTAACCAATGCAAGTGAATTAAATATAATGTTCTCAACAGGTGATTACTTACCTGGTGGACCTTTGGCGGGTGAGGGATTCTGCACAAACTATAGCTGTCCAGCTGGTTATACTTTAGACACCACTGATCCAGAAAATCCTGTATGTAAAAAGATTGAGTACGTAGATTGTGGTACAATATATACCCCAACACCAACATCAACTGCAACACCAACAGTAACCCCAACCCCAACAGCAACTGAGACACCAACAGCAACAGATACCCCAACAATTACAATTACACCAACTGAAACATATACACCAAACTGTGAATTTATAATTGATACAGTGGCAGTAATTAGTACGCCTACCCCAACATCAACACCAACAGTAACACCAACCGTAACATCTACTGAAACACCTACAGTAACAGAAACACCTACAATTACTTATACACCAAATTGTGAGTTTGTAATTGACACAGTGGCTTTAATTACTACACCCACACCTACATCGACACCAACACCAACGTTGACTGAGACACCAACATCTACATCAACTGAAACACCAACACCAACTGTAACTGAAACACCAACCGCAACACCAACATCAACATACACACCTGATTGTGTGTTTGAGGCTGCATTAGGTACCCCATTAGTTGTTGATGAAAACACTGAAATTAATATTTGGTTTGACGATAGCGGCTCAATGAACTCAACACTATCACCATTACAAAGTATGAGAGATACTATTTTAAGAGATTGTCTCGTTCAATTCTACAATAATGATTATAACACATATGATCAAAACGTAACGGTAAGCAACTTCTCAAGTAAATCTGGTGGTACTGAAAGAACAATGTACGTATTGAACACAACAGGAACAACAGCTGGTATAACCAAAGTTATAAACTTAGTATTCCAAGACGAATCTTCTCCATACGCTGCTGATGGTAGCTCATTTAATACCAGTGTCAGAACAGGAACGTATGATACTGATATAAGCGGCTTAAGATCAACGCTTGACAATGTTCCTAATAGCAGTTATTATAGAGGTATTGTGTTTAGAGTTAATACGGGTCCAAATTCATATGATGGATTTAGACAATTCTTGGTGGCGGTTAAAGATGGAACCGGTGCATACTCAGGAACAAACGGTCTATCTGATAAGAGTGAAATAACCTACATTTCAAATGTCACAGCGGGTTCAACCGCTCAATATTATGCGGATCAAATAATAACAGCACTAAACACATTGGGATATAATTTAAACCCGTGTAATCAAAGTTAATGAATAATTATATAAAATAATGGCAAAACAATTCACAGTAACAATATCTTCAGGAACGGCACCAGGGCCATACAACATTTATTATGATGTTGTTGATCCGTTGAATATTGCTACGGTGGTTTCAACGTCATTACCCGCAACAGGAATAACATATTCAGATTTAACAGATATAAACGGTGTGTTAGTTTCTGTACCTGATAATGCATATAAAATAATCTTATATAACACAGATCCATATTGTTTAATTGGTGACGATTTAATTTTACCAACACCAACACCAACTGCCACACCAACTTCAACACCAACACTTACAGCAACACCAACCGAAACACCAACCAACACTCCAACTATTACTCTTACACCAACATCAACCTATACCCCTAATTGTGAATTTTTAATAGACACTATTGCGGTTATAGCGACACCAACGCCAACATCTACATCAACCCCGACCCCAACAAATTCTGCACCAGTAGATATTAATTTAAGCAATAATACAGTAAATGAAAACAGCCCAATAAACACAATTGTTGGAACTTTAAGTACTAATGATGTTGATTTAGGCGACACACATACTTATTCCATACAATCAACTGGGGATGCGGCATCTTTTAACATAGATGGTTCTGATTTAAGAACATCCGCAATTTTTGATTACGAGAATAAATCATCATACAGTATAATCATAAAATCAACCGATGCCGGTGGATTATTTTATGATAAAGCGTTTACAATTAATGTAACAAATATTAATGAAGCGCCATATGGTTTAAATTTAAACGGAAGTATTCCGGAAAATTCACCCACAGGAACAACTGTTGGTACAATAACAGCGCTTGATCCTGATAGTGGTGATACATTTACATACGAATTTATAGATTCATTATCTTATCCAAATAATAATAAATTCACATTAACTAGTGGAGGGGTTTTAAAGTCTGCTGAAATTTTTGATTATGAAATCCAAAATTCATATCCAATTAAAGTTCGAGCAACAGATTCTAATTCTTTAACATTTGAAGGTGTGTTAACAGCTTATGTAACAAATGTTAATGAAGCACCATATGGTTTTAGTATTTCTAATGATACTATCCCAGAAAATTCAGCAACAGGAACAACTGTTGGTATTTTAAGTGGATTAGACAATGATTCTGGAAATACATTTACTTATGCACTTAGAGATACTATAACTTATCCTGACAACAACAGCTTTATCATAAGTGGATCAACACTCAGATCAGCTGCTGTCTTTAATTATGAGGTAAAAAATGAATATTTAATTAAAATTAGAGTAACAGATCAAGGTGGGTTAACTTATGATGGTACATTATATATCTATGTTAGTAATGTTAATGAAGCACCAACAAATATTGGTTTAAGTTCATTATCAATTGAGGAAAATGTGGCAACAGGAACAACCATTGGAACATTTTCAACAACTGACCCAGACGGCGGTACATTTACATACAGTTTAGTTGATTTAGCAAATTATCCAGATAACTCTAGTTTTAGTATTAGTGGTATAACACTAAAATCTGCAGCAGTATTTAATTTTGAAACAAAAAGTTCTTATACAATAAGAGTCCGATCAACCGATTCAGGTGGATTAACATTTGATAAAACATTAACAATATCGATAACAAATGCTAATGAAACACCAACAGCTATTTCATTATCATCAAATACAATAGCAGAAAATTCTGCAACCGGTACAACAATTGGAACACTATCAACAACAGATCCAGATGCTGGTGACACATTTACATACACTTTAGTTGATTTAGCAAATTATCCAGATAACTCTAGTTTTACTATTACTGGAGCATCTTTAAAATCTGCGGCAATATTTGATTTAGAAACAAAATCTTCATATTCAATAAAGATTAGATCAACAGATGCCGGTGGTTTAACATTTGATCAAGTATTTGCAATCTCAGTAACCAATGTTAACGAAGCACCAACAAATATTTCTCTAAGTTCAGTTTCAATTTCAGAAAATGTACCAACTGGTACAACAATAGGGACATTTAGTTCATCTGATCCAGATGCTGGCGACACCTTTACCTATGCCTTAGTTGACACATCATCATATCCAGGAAATTCAAGTTTTTCAATTTCAGGAACAACATTAAGAAGTGCCGCGGTATTTGATTTTGAAACACAATCAAGTTATACAATTAGAGTTAGAGCAACAGATGCTGGAGGATTAACATATGATAAATCGATTGTAATTTCAATTACTAACGTAACTTTAACGGTTGGTGTATCAACCACAACTAATGTAACATGTAATGGTGGCTCAAACGGTGTTATTACTGTTTCTGGGGTTACTGGAGGTACTGCAAGTTATACATATTCAAAAGATGGTACAAATTATCAAGCGTCAAATGTTTTCAGTGGGTTAACCGCTGGTTCATATATTTTATATGCTAAAGATTCATATGGTGAAGTTGGTAATAGTAGTGTAGTAACAGTGACTGAGCCAACTATAGTTAGTTCAACATTATCTAGAACAAATCCAACTTGTATAGGAAGTACAGATGGTTCGATTACCGTAACATCAGCTTCTGGAGGTACAGGCTCTGGATATACCTATTCTAAAGATGGTTCCACATATCAAACCGGTACAACCTTCAGCAATTTAGGTAATGGGACATATACAATTTATGTAAAAGATAGTGCCGGTTGTGTAAGAACAAACACAATAGGTTTAGATAGAACACAAGTAACCGCAACAGTATCACAAACAAATGTAACATGTAATGGCGGTAGCGATGGATCAATAGTTGTTTCTGATTTATCAGGAGGCCAAGGTGGTCCATACTCAACAAAATTAAATTCGGGCGGAACTTATCAAGTATTAACTACCTCTAGAACCTATTCTTCTTTATCGGCTGGTTCATATACTATTTATGTAAAAGATAGCGCTGGTTGTGAAAATACATATGCTGTAACAATAACACAACCAACTCAAGTTACTGTTAGTTCATCTGGATTACAATATCCAACTTGTTGGAATAGCACTAATGCAGGGTTCACACTAAGTGCTTCAGGCGGATCTGGAGGCGGTTATGAATATTCTAAAGATAATGGGTCAACGTGGCAAAGTAGTGGTGTGTTTACCAATTTAAGTTCTGGTGTTTATACCGTTAAATCAAAAGATGGTAATGGATGTCAATCTTCTAGTGCGACTGTAAGTGTAACAAAATCCGCTCCAACACCAGTTGTAAATCAAACAAATGCTTATTGTAATGGCGGTACCGGCTCATTAAATGTTGTTGGCGCAAGTGGTGGTAATAATGGACCATATACAGTATCTCTTAATGATATTACTTACTACACAGTACAAAAGATTTTCAGTGATTTATCACCAGGAAACTATACGTTATATATAAAAGATGCAACAAATTGTAAAGCATCATATACCTATGTAATTACTGAGCCATCTGCATTAACAGTAAGTGTTAATTCAGCAACAAATCCAACGTGTTGGGATGGTGCTGATGGTTCTATAACATTATCCGCGTCTGGTGGTACTGGAACAAAAACATATTCAAAAGATGGTACAAACTATCAGGCAAGTGCAACATTTAGTAGTTTAGGTACTGGAACATATGTATTATATGCTAAAGACGCTAATAATTGTGTTGCTGCAACAACACAAACTTTATCTAAATCTGCACCAAACGCAACAATATCAATTTTTAATCCAACTTGTGTTGGAGGAACAGGTAGTATTTCAGTTAATTCTGGAACAGGTGGTAACGGTGGTACTTATCAATCTAAATTAAACGCTGGTGGCACATATGGAAATTTACCACAGGCGTACGCTAGTTTGGGTGATGGTTCATATACTATTTATGTTAAGGACGGTTCAAATTGTGTTCAAACATACACAACTTCAATTACGGTTCCAAGTGCAGTATCATTCTATACAAATGTGGTATATCCAACTTGTTATGATAGTACAAATGGTTCAATAACAGTAATTGCAAGTGGTGGTGCTGGCTCATATCAATATTCTATTAATGGAGGATCAACATGGCAATCAAGTAATAGCTTTACTGGCTTATACTCAGCAACATATACTGTTAGAGTTAAAGACGGAAACGGATGTGAATCGTCTAATCAAAACACTAATTTAAGTAAGGCGGCACCAAGCGCAACAATAACGCATTCTAATATATCTTGTTACGGTGGTTCTAATGGTTCAATAACAATAACAAACCCAACTAGTGGTAATAGTGGACAATTAACAGTTTCATTGACTGGTGATTTCTCAGACTATTACTTATTCAATTTGGTTAATGGTGTTCCAACAGCAACATTTAATAATTTAACTTCTGGAAGTTATACGGTGTACCTTAAAGACTATAATCAGTGTGAGGCGACATATGGTGTATACATATCAGAACCATCACAACAATATGCAACAATTAATAATGCAGTTAATCCTGGATTTTATTCCCCATCAGCTGGAAGCCTTGATATTAGTTCTAGTGGTGGTGTGTGGCCTAAGACATATAGATTATATAAGGACACTAGCTCACCATATACAACTTGCGGTGGAGATATAGTGGCAGAATATTATAGTGTTGCGTCTAGTAACCCAACAAGATCAATAACAGGTTTAACATCTGGTGGATATTGTCTTGAAGTTACTGATACAAATGGTTGTATAACAACAAGTGGTTTAACAGTTTTAACTGATGGGGATGCTCCAGGATATTGTTATACAATGACTTACGTAACAATACCAAATGATTTATATGTAAGATATAGAGACGTTACAGATACGGTACAAACAGTATTAATTCAGAATTTAGCGACCATGGATAATGGTAATGGTACATATACTGTAGGTATTTGTGTTAAACCTGGATCATCATATTCTACACCAGTTTGTGTACAAGGTGGTGTTGAAGTTACTTGTTTTGATAGTTGGACCCAAGGTGGAATTTGTGAATCTGATGGTGTATGTCTAATAGGTAGCGTATAAAAAAATTATAAACAATTTCAAATAAACAAATATTTATACAAAAAGAAAAAACAATGATAGTTACATTCACATTACAAAATCAATATTCTGGCGCAACATATGTTGCTGGGCCTTTTAATATTTCAGGAACAACCAGCGGTAATGTTACCACAGAATTAGCAACAGGGGTAACAAAGGAACAATTATTAACCGGACATACAATTACTGGTATTAGTGATCTCACAACTGGTGGTACAATCGCAAGTACCGGAATTTGTACAAATACCCAGCAATGGGAAGCTTTCCCATCCCAACCAACACCAACGCCGACAACTACATCAAGTGTAACAGCAGAATGTTGGACTGTAACATACAGTACAACTAATCCACCACCAGGTGATTTATATGTAAGATATAGAGATTATGACGGTACCGTCCAAACAGTTTTATTAAGTAACATTGAATCAATGGATAACGGTAATAGTACAATCACAGCTGGTTTATGTGTTTCATTTAGTGGAGCTTATAGTACACCTGTTTGGGTTCAAGGTGGTGTAGAAATTACAACAGAGTGGTTATGGTCAAATGACGGAACACCTTGTACAACTAATGGAACATGTTTAATTGGTAATTAAAAACTAATTTAATATTATATTTTAAAACCCCTTCAAAACGAGGGGTTTTTTATTTATATTTTATAAGAGTTGTATTTATGTAGTATGGGATTAAATCTAAAATTAAAAGGTATTGTTTCACCAAACCCATTTAAGTTATTATATAAAACTGGGCCCACCGCAGGTAATGAATCTGTGGTCACAACCGGGTATACATATTATCCAAATTCTGGTACAACTTATCAAGCAAGTTCTGATGGATCATATTACAACACAAACCCTATTATTTTTAGTGGAGCGTCCTATAGTACACAATATTGGTTTAAAATTTTAGATACAGTAACCGGAGGTTATGTGATTGAAAATATTTTCACAAATCATGAGGAGGTTTATGATAATTGTATAAATTGTTGCTTATTTACTGGAGGTACATCGAATTATATTGATTGTAGATTTAGCGGTGGTTCTGCTATTAGCGATCAAATCATTACCCCAAGCCCAACACCAACAACAACCCCTGCAGATTGTACTTTTACTGGAGGATCGTCTGAATATAATGTTATAATAACGCCAACACCAACAACAACTACAACACCAACAACAACTACAACACCAACAACAACTACAACAACTACATCAGCAAGAATTGATTGGGTTATAGGTGCAGATTCTGGTGGACGATTAGTTATCTTAGATAAAAATGGTGCAACATTATTAGATGAAACCACATCTGCTGGAGGATCAAGAAGTGGAACTATATATGTTTTAGAAAGTTTATTACCATATACAATTAGAGGGATGTGGGCTAGTGGATCGGGTAATATTATAAGATATAGAGTTTGTGATATTATTGGAACATCAGAATTACATTTAAGTAGCCCGATTGACAATCTGCTTGGAGAAGAGGATTACACACCATCACCAACACCTTTACATGTATCTGTGACATTAAGAGCTAATAACAATATACCTATTGGGTGTCCAGTATAATAAAATAAAAGAATTAATATTTATAACATATGGCATTTAACGCTTCAGTAAATTTAGGAACAGTAGGAAACGGAATCACAGGACAAACCGTTTCAATATCAGGATGTACAGGTGCGTCTTGTGGAAGTGGCTGTACAAGTCTAGTAACATCACAAGCGGTATCTAGTTTTCCAAAAACAATTTCATCAATACCTGATGGAACGGTTAGTTTATTTGTTAAAGTGGACGGCGGAGATTGTTCTGGTACAACACAATGTATTTCAATAACTGGAATACCAGGTGTAACACCAACACCAACAACAACTTCTACCACTGTTACCCCAACAATAACACCAACAACAACTACCACACCAACTACCGTTGATCCAACAATTACACCAACAACAACTACTACTACCGTTACACCAACAATTACACCAACAACAACAATAACCCCTACTAGCTTGCCAGGATGTAGTTCTACTGTAACAGGTGAATATACTGGGCCAACGATTTATAATTACCCTGATCGTCAACTAGATTTTACAGGGGTGGCTAACGGATCGCTAATTAATTTTACGTGTACAGCAAACGATAGACCAAACAATATTTCAATTAGAACAGATTTAACAATTATTGAAAGTACAGGATGGTTTGGTAATTCATCTGGTTATGATTCAAATGATTATTGGTACCCAACTCAAACTGGCCCAATAACATTAACAATAACATATGATAACACCCAAACATATTACATAGATGTATTAACAGCACCAATGTTAGCTGCGCCAAATGACGTAAATGACTATTGGGAGGTAAGTATACAATGTCTTGGTGTTCCGACGTTAACACCAACAGTAACACCAACAACAGTTTATGTATACTACAGAGCAGAAGAAGTCATGGACACTAATATATCAACAACTTATTGTAATAATTTTGGTTCAGGTGGACAAGGTTATCTAATTAACTCACCATTCTATACAACTGACGCAATTTTAACACCAGGTACTACAACAATCTATAGTGATTATGGTTTAACAACACCTGTTGCGGGTTCTTGGTCATTAGGTAATGTAACAAGAATGGCATATATAACTGAATCAGAAAACCAAAGTGCGCAAAATACCCCAACAACAACAAATCCTAATGGTGATTTATTATATGATGGAGGTACATATAAATTTATAAGAGTAGATTCAAATGGTGGTATTATATCAGTAGGTAATGATAGTTGTTCAGGTGGACCTGGTGGGCCTAGTGAAGCATAAATGATTAAAATAAATAAGTATAAATGAGCTTTTTAGATAGCAGTAATTCAGAATTCTTATCAGCAAGAATAACCAGAAAGGGTAGAAAATCTATCGCTGAAGGTAATTTTGTTATAAAATATTTTCAGGTTGGCGATTCTGAATTTGATTATACTTTTAGTGGATTTACCGGGGCAGGCACAACACCAAGACAAAGGGTATTGGCGCCTATGGATGGAGATCAACATGTGAAGTATCCCTATCTATTAACAGGTACAGATACAATCAACTATGGTAACGCTGTTGAACAATCAATAACAACCACATTAAAAAATGCAATGGGCCCAGCTGGATTCGTTACAAACTATAGACCATATGATAGTGATGTTTGTACTGGAACCACTGTTGAATGCTTAGTTAAAGAAATATCATTATCAGAAGTTGATGGAACTAATATTTTATCAGTTCCTAATGCTACAGGTTATTCACAGTGTGAATTCGTAACATTAGTATTTAAGAATCAATTTGTTAGTCAAAATTATGTTATAAGTGGGACATCACAAAGCTTAGTTTATAAAATCACAAATGTTAGTCCTACAGAATTAACATTTGACAGACCGATGCCAAATCTTTCAGCGGAGACCGGATATGCACAAGTTATTTGCAATAGATGTAGTTTAGAATACCCAGAAGCACCAACAGGCTCTACGGTTTGTTCACCATTACCAGTTGACAATCTAGCACAACACGATCCATGGACACTAGAAACAATATGGACACAAAAACCAGCTGGATTAGACGCATCAGATGAAGCATTAAGTGGTTATACTGGAACACAGTTCGCATCATTAAAAGAATACTTAGGTTATACCTCTACCGGCCAAACATTTACAAATTTAACTGGTGGGACGATTTCTAATCCAACATCATATACTAACTCATTTGGAGAAAGAATAGATGTAAAACCAGAAGATCAAAGATGTATTGCGGTTATTCATTATTCAGAATTAGGTGACATTGTTAATGATCCAGAAAGATTTTTTAAATATGATGATTATATTGGGAGCGAAACAGATGAAGAATATTACACATACGATCCAGATGATTTAGTTTCTGATGTTAATCATTTTGAAGTTTATATTCCTTTTATTTTTTATCACAGAAATACCGGAACAACAATCGGCGCAAAATTTGTGATGGATACAACTGATTATTATGTTTCATCAGCAAAAAATACTAAACCAAACACAAACAATCTTAAGTTTAGATTTTTATTAGACGAACAAGGTATTCGTGTTGGTAAAGTATTTGTTGATAAAAAAATTATTGTATTTGATGACCAAGAATTGGTGGCCGTATTAGAATATAAAACAAATAGAAAATATACATTACCAGCACCTAGATTCAACACAGTGCCATTAGATTTACCGACATTCTATGATTTAGATCCAGTAGTTCTTACAGGAGAAACCGCTTGGGTTACATATATGTTCCAATACACTGGTGACACCTATAGAAATGGTATGCATTGTAACTATTATGGAAAGATCACAGGAACAACAAATTCAAATATTGGTTTTAGATTTGAAACCGGTGATTTTAAATTTTTAAGTAATTCATCATATTTTACCGGGTTTACAGCAAATAAATTTTATGCATTAGTTCAAGTTGTACAAACAGGTAATCCACCATCATCAGACGGATGGAAAATTATTGACTTAACAACACAAATATCTGGACACACTGTCGGTAACCTTATTTCTAAAACAAATATGTGTGGTTACCAATTTGTTATCACCGGAGATATGTATGATAGTGCCATTACTGCACCTACATATGATATAGAAAATTATCTTGGCCCATTACCAAATATCGATCAACCAACATTACCACAGTTTGGAGATTCACAACCTTTCCCAGGTGCAGTTCAATTAACAAGGGCAACTGACGTAGAGGTTTTAAATTTCATGGTTAATCTACCTGGAACACAATTCTTAACAAGCCAGAACCCAACATATGTTACTGGGCAACCAAAAAGAATAACAGAGGTAGCATTATTAAATGAAAATAAAGAGCCTTTAGTTACAGCTAAATTAGCTAAACCGTTAGAAAGAACAGGTAACCAGGTATTTTCCGTTAGAATTGATTTCTAAGACTTTACTATAGATTTATTTTTTCTTATTATTTGTTTTATGGACCTTAAATTCAAAAACAAATCGAAGATTCTTGGTTTAGATATTTCAACCAAGACAATTGGGTGGGCTTTATTTGACCTTACTGGAAAAAAGTTATTAGAATTAACACATTTTTCCCCAAAAATAAAACCACAACCTGAAGATAAATTAGAAGAATTAATAAAAAAGGCTGACGCTTTTAAAAAGCATCTAGAAGCATATAAGAATCTAGGTATTGTAAAAGTTATTATTGAAGAGCCGTTATTAAATTCCAATAATATCTACACAGTAGGTACACTACTTCGTTATAATACCATGATCTGTAAAGCGGTTTATGATGTGTTAGAGATTGTACCAACATTTATTTCAACATACAACGCTAGAAAGTTTGCATTTCCAGATTTAGTTGGTGACAATGGTAAAGGTAAGAACGTATTGTTCGGCGGTTATCCAAAAGATATAGATAAAAAACACGTTATCTGGGAACATGTTAACGCTGTGTGTACAGAAGTAAAATGGTTATATGGTAAAACAGGTAACTTAAAAAAAGAGAACTATGATATGGCTGATGCTGCAACAGCTGTTATAGGATATATAAACATGATAAAAGAAAACGATTAAAAATGGAAAAAACAATTAAAAGAATGGTCGACGGAAAAGTAGTACTTGAAAATGTTATTTATGATACCAGTATCAGTAAAAGAATTAATGTTACAAACCCAAACACAGGATATAAAATAAATTCAATTACTATTGATCAAATTACTTATTATCCTGTTGGAATTATCAAAGAAAAGAAGACTAAAGAAAAAATGGCAACTAATGTTTGATAAATGTTATTATTTGTGTTATATTTAATAATGTAGGCGGGAATGTAAATTTATTTACATTTTGGTTGGTTCCCCAGAGGGTGGTGTCTCTGGGGATTTTTTTTTACGGTTTTTTTTACTTATATTTAAAATATGACCGCAACAGACACCGATTTCGACCAAATTGTTGAACTTTTAGAGGATATTCTTGGTAACTACAAGATGCATAATGACTATAAAGGTCAAATATCTTTTGATTGCCCTGTTTGTTCCTATGAAATTAAAGGATTGGATGAAGGTGATGGTAAAGGGAACCTGGAAATCAACTATAGAATGGGGGTTTACAAATGTTGGTCTTGTGGTGAAACTCACGAAACCCACGGAAATCTTTACAAACTCATAAAAAAATATGGCACAAAAAAGCAACTACAGTTTTATGAGTTAATGCGCCCAGAAGACGTTGAACAACCGCAGAAAATCACTAAAATAGCTAAACTCCCAAATGAGTTTATTCCATTTTCAGGAGCAAGTATGGGGTTAAAACTCACACATCATTACAGGCAAGCATACAACTATATCAGAAGTAGGAATATAACAGATGATATGGTTAATAAACATAATATAGGGTTTGCACATGATGGTTTATTTGCAAATAGAATCATAATTCCATCTTATGATGTAAACAGAAAACTCAATTATTTTATTGCCAGGTCTTATTTACCAAAGACCAAAATGAAATATAAAAACCCAGATGTTCAAAAAGAAATTATTATTTTCAATGAACACCTAATAGATTGGAATAGAACGATTTATCTTGTTGAAGGGGTTTTTGACAGTATATTTGTTGATAACTCAATAGCAATGCTAGGTAAGGTTATGGGTGAGTTTCTTTACTCAAAGCTTTATGCAAACGCAAAAGAGATTGTGATTGTATTAGATGGTGACGCCTGGGAAGATGCACAAAGACTTTACCATAAACTGAATACAGGAAAATTGTTTGGTAAAGTGTGGGTTGTTAAAATGCCTATAGACAAAGATATTGCTGACTTAAAAGGTGATTTTGAAAATTTAGAAAAACTACAATTAGATTAATATGGATTTACTATTAGAATTAAACAAGTTTGATCACATCAAATATCATGATGAACCACATCACTATTATATTGAAGATCAATTATTAACATCTGCCACCACTTTTATTGGAAAGTTTAAAAACAAATTTGACAGCGATGGTCAAGCTGAAAGATATGCAAATAAACACGGTCTTGTTAAAGAAGAGGTATTAGCCGAATGGGATCACAAAAGAGATTATAGCACCATCAAAGGAAGCGCAGTGCATGATTATGCTGAAAACCATTGGAATAATAAAATATTTCCATACGATTCGTCACCAGCTGTTAACAGGTTTGGTGAAGACATTGTTAAACCAGCATATGACAAATGTGTAAAACTATTTGATAGATTCTATAACGATAGTAAAGCAAATTTAATACCTTTAAAAAGCGAATTTGTAATTGGCGATGCTGAATTAGGTATATGTGGAATGGTAGACCAACTATTCTGGAACAAGAAAAGCAATCAGATTCAAATCTGGGACTGGAAAACAAACAAAGCCATAAACATGAAGAGTGATTATGGAAATAGATTTAAAAGACCAATCTCACATTTAGATGAATGTGAATATAATACATATAGTCTTCAAACAAGTCTATACAAATATATTATCGAAAAGAACACAAACTTAAAGATAGGGGATCTATATTTCGTTTGGTTTTTTGAAGGTAATGACAATTACAAAGTTTTCAAATGTGCAGACATGAGAAAAGAGATTATCGACATGTTAAACTCAAAATAAAATGATTAAAAAAATTGTACACATTGCAGATTTACACATCAGAACAATTCAATTACATGATTTGTATAAAGAGCAATTTGAAAAGCTAATTGAAGAAATTAGAGAACATAGTGCACAATGGACATCTGAAGGTGTTAAATGGGATGAGATTCGTATTGTTATTGCTGGCGATATTGCACATCAGAAAATCAATATTTCAAACGAACAACTAATGTTAACCAGTTGGTTTTTAAATAAACTTTCTAGTTATGGTAAGGTTGTTATTATTCCGGGAAACCACGATTTCTTAGAAAATAATATGCAACGATTAGATAGTATAACACCGGTTGTAGAATTAATAGACAATAAAAATATTGTTTATCTAAAAGACAAAGGTGTGTATGAAGATGAAGATGTTGATTGGGTTGTATATTCATTGTACCAACACAATGAAAGACCAGATTTTAAAGCAGACGGTCGTTATAAAATTGGTTTGTTTCACGGACCAATACAAGGTATGTCAACAGATCTTGGCTTTAAATTTGAAGATGGGTATGATCGTTTAAACTTTGTTGGATTAGATTTACTTTTATGTGGTGATATTCATAAAAGACAAACATTTAAATTACCTGGTGGTGGATTAGCGGTTATGATTGGTTCTCTTATTCAACAAAACTTTGGTGAAACAGTTAAACATCATGGTTATGGGATATTTGATATGGTGACAAAAAAGTATGATTTCTTTGATTTGCCAAATAATCAACCATATATGCATTTCACCATTTCAGATATAAACGATATTCAAGATGAAAAAGAAGAACTCGTTAACGCTGGATGATGAATTTGTAAGGTATTGTGAGCTTAACAATATTACAGACATCGAAGGAACAGCTAAAAAAATATTTCAAAGAGGATTCACCATAGAAAAATATGGTGAAACACCAACAACAGCAAAAGGAAAAGAAGTAGAGGTAATCAAAGAAGTGATTAAGGAAGTTCCTGTTGAAAAGATTGTTGAAGTTATAAAAACAGTTGAAATAATTAAAGAGGTTCCTGTTGAGAAAATTGTTGAGGTAATTAAAGAAGTTCCAGTACAAGTTAAAGGCGAAAAACAAGTAATCATCAAAGAAGTAATTAAAGAAGTACCTATTGAAAAGGTGGTTGTTAATGATGATGAAGTTAAAGCTTTAAAGCTGGAAAATGATAAATTAAAAGACGAACTAACCAAGATAACAACCGCTTTAGAAAAAATGAATAAAGCGAAATATCTAAAGGGTAGCGACTTGAATAATCTATATGACGAATAAAATTTAAATTATGGTATCAGTTTTAATCTTGTGGGCATTTATGGGTTACGGTATGACCACTATTTTAGTTTACGGATCAATTTTTGAAAACCAACGAGCTTGGATTAAAAAGAAATCTAAATTCTTTGGTGATCTAATTAGCTGCATGATGTGTACATCTACTTGGGTTGGTTTCTTTATGTCAATTCTTTTGGGTGGATTAACTGAAAAATTTCTAGATGTTAATTGGCTATTTGGTGTTTTCTTCGATGGTATGTTTACCTGCGGAATCGTTTGGGCAATTAATGGTGTCATAGAATTTTTTGAAGAAAGTAGAATTAAGTAAAAGAAAATTTTTAATTTCAAAACAAAAACATTATCTTTAACAGATATGAATCCTTTTATTAAAGTTGAGTGGGAAGACGTTGCTGAGAACTTTACCCCAGAAAGAATTAAACGTGTTAAAACGTACTTTCAAAATAAGTACAACACAACACATGTACAAGTTGTTACAAAAACCTTAAGTCAGAAGCAAAATACAAAGCTGAAGACTCTAGAGGTTACTGATAGTATATTAGACCATCAGTACCAAAAAACGTTAATGAAAGATTTTCTAACCGAAAATAAGGTTAATGTTAAGTGGGAGCTGTTAGATAGATTAGACAATCGTGTTAATTCTCAAATAGATAAAATCAATGAGAATAAAGTAAGATACAATAAATGGTTTATTAAGAAAGTTGAGTTCTCAAACTTTCTTTCTTTTGGTAAAAACAACAGTATTGATTTTACCGAATTGAATGGTATTAGTGTTATTGAATCAAATCCTAGAAACTTTGGTGGTAAGTCAACTTCAAGTGTTGATCTATTAATGTTTTTATTCTTTAATACAACAACTAAAACAAAAACAAACGGCGAGGTTTTCAATAAATTTACCGACGAAGATGAAGTTGTTGTAAAAGGACATATAACAATTGATGGAGAAAATTATGTTATCTCCAGAACATTAACCAGAAAGAAAGGTAGATCCGGCGAATACTCTGTAAAAAGCGAATTAGAATTCTATAAAGAAAAGGAAGATGGTGAACTTGAGAATTTAACAGGAGAACAAAGAAGAGAAACTGAGACGTTTATTGAATCAGCGATCGGAACGCAAGAAGATTTTCTTTCTACAATTTTAACTACTGGTTATAATCTAGAAGAATTAATTGAATCTAAGCCAACAGCGAGAGGTCAAATCTTAACTAAGTTTTTGGGTTTAGAAAATCTAAAGCAAAAGGAAGAGATTTGTAAAGAAATCTATAATGATTGGTCTAGAAAATTAATTAGCAATACTCATAATATCGCACAATTAGAAGCTGATATTGAAGCTAGTAATGAAAGCATTGAAAATTCTAAAGATCAAATCTTTGAGCATACAAATCTTTTAACCGACTATGGTAATAAGTTAAAAGAATTGGAGGATAGAAGAGACTATATTCTTGGCTTGAGATCAAATGATATTGATCAGGAACTAATTAAAACGAATCCCGTTGCACTTCAACGAGAGATCGAAGAATTAAACACACAAAAAGCAACAAGCAAAAGAAACGCAGAAGCTGTAGATGTGAAAGAACCATCCAAATATTACAGCGAAGATGAACACAAAGACCTAAAAGAAAAAATGGGTGATGTGTATTCGGTTATTGTTGCGTGTAAGCACACTAAAGGTGAAAAAGAAAAGTTAATAAAACAACTTGAAGAGGGAAAGATATGTCCAACCTGTAAGAGAGCCTTAGACGAAGTTGATCATACAGATGAGATTGAAAGTTTAAAGAAAGAGATTAAAGAAATTAGTTCTCAAGTTGATTCAAATCAAAAAGAACTTGATGAATTAAAAGTACAATCGGATGGATTTGATTCCCTTAAATCTGAGTTTGATAACTACGAAAGAAATAAACTGCGTAAAGCAAGATACGAGCTTGAAGTAGATCAAAAAGATTTGGAGATTAATGTTAAACAAACTAAGCTAGATAATTACGAGAATAATAAAAAGAAGCTTGATGAGAATCAAAAAATAGATGCCGAACTTCTTTCGTTAAGAACTAGATTGGAAACTGTAAATGCTGATATCCGTGTTTCGAATTCAACAATTGAAAGAAACAAAATCAATATCACGACGATGGAGGATAAAATTAAAACCTACAACGAATTGATAACAAAGATTAAAGCAGAGGAAGAACTTCAAGGTGTATTTAAGGTTTATTTGATGACTTATGGTAAAAATGGTATTTCAAAAACAATTTTGAAAAACATGATACCACTTATTAATCAAGAATTGAGTAGATTACTTTCTGACAGTTGCTACTTTGTTTTAGAATTAAATATAAACGATAAGAACGAATTAGAGTTTATTATGATTGATTCTGAAACTAGAGTTGTTAAGCCATTAAATGCTGGTTCTGGGTATGAAAGAACAATATCTTCTTTAGCATTAAGAAGTGTACTTACAAAAGTATCATCATTACCAAAACCAAATATTGTTGTTATGGATGAAGTGTTTGGTAAAATAGCTGATGAGAACTTGGAGATGGTTGGTGAATTCTTTAAGAAAATTAAAAACTATTTCGAGCATATTTTTGTAATATCGCACAATCCATTGATCAGAAACTGGTCTGACAATTTGATTATGATCAAAAAAGAAGAGAATGTCTCGTCTATTGATTATGTAACAACAAAAATTTCTTAATACCACAAATTTTATTTATATTTGTATTAAACAACAAAGAATTATGATTACAAAAGATTTTAGTCTTTATGCGAAAGACAGAGGTATTGGTTCATTAGATTTACATCGTTTTAACAAAAACATTGAAAATAGTTTGACACCATATATTCTTGAGGAGAGGTCCCTTAATGTTACTGTGATGGATGTGTTCAGTAGACTTATGATGGAAAGAATCATTTGGGTCGCTGGTGAAGTAAATGATCATATGTCAACAATTGTTCAAGCGCAATTAATGTTCTTAGATAGTCTAGATAACAATGATATCACAATGCATATTGATAGTCCGGGTGGTTCAGTAAAATCTGGTTTATCTATGGTTGATGTTATGGAATACATTAATTCAGATATCAGAACAATTAATACTGGGATGGCTGCATCTATGGGATCAATCCTTTTAGGTGCTGGTACAAAAGGTAAAAGAGGGTCACTTAGATTTTCACGTACAATGTTACACCAGTCTAGTGGAGGATTCCATGGGAACATTCAAGATGCGAAAATCGATATGATTGAATGGGAGAAGCTTAATAATTTGCTTTTTGATTTGTTAGGTGGGTATTGTGACAAAGACGGAAAACAAGTAATGCAAGATGCTTCTAGAGATCTGTGGCTTTCTGCTGATGATGCATTGGCTTATGGGATTATTGATGAAATAGTCAAAAAGAAAAAATAAATTAGTGGTTAGTGTTTAAAATGGGAAGTTTTTTGACTTCCCTTTTTTTATTTAAAAATTTTCCTTATATTTAATATTAGACCTTGTGGTTGAATCGGAAGTGTCCTTGAGGCATTAGAGTTGGAATTGATACCAGCAAATTCGGATTCAAATACAAAAAAAATATAAGGAAAATGAATAGAAAAATTTCAATCAACAGCGGTATTGCTGTACCGCAGTCTTTTATTACCAAGGGTAAACAAAGATTAAAACAGCACATAGACACCGTATACCTCAAAAACGGTGATGAGTTCGAAATCGAACTTTATAATCCATACAAAATGAAAATACTAGCCACCATTGAAATAAATGGTGAATCTATTGGATCGGGGATTGTACTTCGTCCAGCCGAAAGAGTATTTTTAGAACGCTATTTAAATGAAGCCAGAAAATTTGTCTTTCAAACTTATTTTGTTGATGGGCAAAACAAAGAAGTTCAAAAAGCGATAGAAGACAACGGTGACGTGACTATAAAATTTTATAAGCAGAAGTCACCAAATACTTGGCCAATTACCAATTTTGTAACAACTACTTTTAGTGGTAACAGTTATACAACTAGAACTAGTGATACATTTTTAAATGGTGGAACAATAACCTACACAACAGGATCTCCCCTTATTTACACATCAACAAATACCGGTGGGATAAACTCAACACTAACATCATCTACCGCTTTTTATAATAGTGGGGCAACGCCGAGTCAAAATTTAGAGACTGGTAGGGTTGAAAAAGGTTCAACGTCAAGCCAACAATTCACATCTGATAATACGGAATTTAATTCATACCCAGATTTGACACAATGGTGGAAAATAAAACCATTATCTACAAAGCCTCTTATCAGCGAGGATTTGGTCGTTTATTGCACAGAGTGTGGCGCAAAACGTAAAAAAGATAACCATAAGTTCTGCCCACATTGCGGAACAAAATACTAAATAAACTAATCACAAGGTCTTGCTTTGAGGTCGCTTTTTGCGACCTCTTTGTATTTATAGGAAAAAGGATTTTTATGAAAATAAACAAGCAAAACATTTTATTGGGTATTATAGCTTGTTTGGCGGCATACAGCATTTTTCAGGGACAAGGTATTAGAACTGATGTTGCTGGGTATAATGCTAAAATAGATTCAATCCAAAACGAGATCGATTCTATACAAGACGTCAATACAGCACTCACTCAACAAATTCTAACTATCGATAAAGAAATCGATAACATCGATGGAGACATCAACAGCGTTACTAAAAACATAACAATTATTAAAAAGCAAACCGATGAAAAAATTGATTCTGTTAACAACTATAATTTTTCTGACCTCGAAAAGTTTTTCACAGACCGTTACAATAACAAAAATTGATACAATAGTGCCGTTAAAAGTACCTGTTGCTAAATTGGTTATTAAAGATCTCATTAGCGGAGACGGTGCAAAAGCCGAGGTGTTAGATTTAAATAAAGTTATCGGTCTAAAGGATGATCAGATCAAACTTTTTAAGGAAAAAGACACGCTTAAAGATCAAAAAATATCAAATCTAGAGTTGATCATCGTTAAAAAAGATGAGCAATTTAATCTAGAAAGACAAAAATCAGAAAGTTTATTAAAAGAACTTAAAGGACAAAGAAGAAAGACCTTTTTATATAAAGTAGGATCTTTTGTTGGTGTATTAGCAACATCCGCATTATTAATTAAATAAAAATGAAAAAATACTTAGACGTTAGAAACATAATTATTCTGCTATTATTAGCTTCAACTGTAATTGTTGCAGTAAATCCAAGGGGTATTATGCCAAACAGAACTAAGTATCATCAAATAATTGACTCAATACCTTATCCAGTGCATGATACCTTAATGGTTGATTCACTGGTTGAGGTTGAAGTCGAGGTACCTTACGAGGTTCAAATACCATACCCGATTCACGATACACTGCTTATGCCGGTTGATACCGCAGCTATTCTTAAAGATTTTTATGTGAAAAATGAGGTTAAAGAAACCTTAACACTACCTAATGGATTGGGTACCATAGCATTAAACGAGACAATTAGTCAAAATAAAGTTTTGTCTAGGTCTTTTGATGCAAAAGTTAAACAAAAAGTAATTAAAGATACAATTTACACCCCAGAACCGAAGAAAACACAACTATTCTTTGGGTTTGATGCCAATTTTGACAAACCAAATGTGGTTAGGCTTATGGGTTTAGGGTTGATTTTAAAAGATAAAAGCGATAGATTATACAAAGTGTCGACTGGCGTTAACAATACGGTTGTAAACGGTTTAAGTGGCGAATTCCAACCATACATCGGTGGCGGTGTATATTGGAAAATAAATCTAAAGAAAAAGAAATAAAACTATTTCTTTTTTTATTGCTTATCTTTTTATGAAATCATATATCCTTTTCATTTACGGATCATTTGAAGACCACGAAGACTTAGAATTCTTCTGTATGGAGCATTTTAATCAGGTTACAGAGGCGGGAATTAAATACGTAATAGAAAGTTTGGGTAATTGTATTATAATTTTTGACACAGAGAAAGACAAAGAAACATTAATAAGTGATCTTAAAAAAACTTTGGAGATTGAACAAATTAAATTCTATTTTATTTTTGAAAAAAATGATTTAATTTGGGCTGAAATACCGGAAGCACTTAGAGAGTTCATGTTTAAACCACAGGAATCCTCACATGATGCGTTTAAGATTACAATCAGAAAGTTAGACAAAAAATTCGACCTAGATGAGATTCTTGAAAAGATTCAAGATTTTGGGGTAGATAGTTTAACGGAAGATGAAAAAAAATTTCTTGACGAATTTGGTAAATAGGTTTTTTTTCCGTATTTTAGCTTAACAAACCTTTTACAAAATGAAGAAGACCGCTCCAATCATCAAAACAGAAGAGATCAACTACTACATCAAGGATCTCAAAAAAATTCCAGTTATTTCTCATGAAAGAGAAAACGAAATCTTTTCGCAGTTAAAAGATGAAATTTTAACAAAATCAGAACGTCAAAAACTAATTGACGAAGTTGTTAAGGGTAATCTTAGATTCGTTATATCGATTGCTAAAGGATACCAAAATCAAGGACTTGATGTTTCTGATTTAATATCGGAAGGAAATATAGGTTTGATAAAAGCAATTGAGCGTTATGATATATCATCAGGATTCAAATTTATTTCCTATGCTGTGTGGTGGATTAAGCAACAAATTCTTTACGCATTAAATGAATATGCAAGAACGATTAGAGTTCCATCTAACGTTATCCAAGAAGCGCAAAAATTAAAAAAAGCAGAAGCTTCACAAGAAGATAGTTTTTATGTTGAATACAGTGAGATCCCATTAACAGGAATACCAACAACCATAGATTTATTTAGAGAAATAAATGAAGAAGGGGACACTCTTCTTGAAATTATTGCAAATCCAAATGCAGTATCTCCTGAAGATTTAGCTAATAGTACTGAAGATTTAAAACACAGAATCAAATACATGATGTCTTTTTTAGATGAAAGAGAAAGCGCCATCATAGAGGGTTATTTTGGATTAACTGGTACAGAAAAGAACCTTGATGACCTTGGTGAAGAATTTGGATGCACCAAAGAAAGAATTAGACAATTAAAGGATAAAGCAATAAAGAAGCTCAGAAACGAGAGCTTTTCACTCTTAAAATATTTATAATATATGAAAAAGTTTATTGAGAATAATTTTACTGTTGTTGTGTTTACTGTTGTGTTACTAACTTTTTTTAAAAGTTGTAGCGATAGTAGAGAAATAAAAAACATTAAAAATGAGATTAAAGCAATGAGAGATTCTACTTATACAAAAAAAGAATTAAATATTGTTTTACAAATCGAAGGTCTGAAATCTGAAAAAAGAATGATCCAAGCAACAGACCGAAAAATTCTAGATGTTCAACGTCAAACAAAAATTGACCAAGAAGTTGTAGAATTAGAAAAAGAGCTTGCGAAATTTTAAAATGAAACATTGGATAAATAAAAATTATAAAACGCTAATCATTGCTGCGTTTTTAGTACCGATCATTACTGTAGCAATTGTATCAATATCACACGTTACAAAATGGTATGGTATATCAAATCCAGTTAGCTGGGCCGTATATCTTTCAATAGGTATTGAAATTGCTGCGTTGTCTGCATTAGCTGCAATATCGGCAGACATGGGTAAAAAGGTATATTTCCCATTCGCTATCGTTACACTAGTTCAATTTATTGGTAACATATTTTTTGCTTATTCATTTATTGATATCAATTCACAATCTTTTAAAGACTGGGTAGATCTTGTTGCCCCTTTATTAGAATTCATGGGTGTTGAACCAACAGATTTTGTTGGTCATAAAAGATTTCTAGCTCTTTTTTCTGGTGGTATGTTACCAATAATATCTTTATCTTTCTTACATATGTTGGTTAAATTTACAGAAGAAGATAGATTAAAAGAAAGCACTAATGAAAGTGTAGATGAAAAAATACAGAACAATATTGTTAATAGTGATTTGGCTAACGAATCTCTAAGACTTAAACTAACAGAAAGAGATTTAGAGATACTTGAAAGATACTTGTCTAACCCACCAGAACCTAATGAAGTTTTGAAAGAGGCTGCAAAAAAGTATATGGAGAAAGCAACAATAGCTTCTGATGAACAGCCGGAAGTAAAAGAAGAACTCACTAAAGAAAAGCAAGCAGAGCTTATTTCTGAGATCATGCAAAAAGATCAAGAATTAGGTTTATATGATGAAGATTGGGGAGGGTTAACAAATGAAGAATTAATTGGCGACGATGAATTACCATTTAATAGCGAACCAATTACACCAGCGTTATCTGATGAAGAGGTTAGAGAAATGTTTATGGATGAGTGGGAAAGAAAATTTGATACAGTAAATGAAGAAGAGCCTATCGAAAGAAATTTCTATGTTGATGACGAAATGCAAGTTCATGAAGTAGCGCCTGTAGAATACACTCCATCTCAAGAAGAAGAGGAACTAAATTTCAACAATTCTGTTTCTGAAGAAAGTGTGCAAGATTCTGGTGATTTTGAAGAATTTATACCGGAACCGATACCTGTTCCAGAAGAGGCTCCAAAATATAATATTGATGATTCAATACCCGTAGAGGAAGAATTTCAAGAAATAAACAATGATAGTTTCTGGAGAGATCATATCCAAGAAAAGGATGATGATTTAAAAAAAAAATCATAACGACACCTTCCGCTACAGAAACACCATTGTACATTCAAGAAATAGTACCAACACCAACACCTAGTCCAACCCCAACTGCGACACCAACATTCACAGTTACGGAGACACCAACCCCAACACATACTTTTACAGAAACACCGACACCAACGGCAACCGAAACCCCTACAGAGACTCTGGAACCGACGCCAACACCAAGCGAAACACCAGATGATTTATATTGGGAAGATGGTATTATTGAACCTGAACCCGAAGAACCAATAATCGGAAATAAAACATTCCAGAGAAATGTTAGAAATTCTAGACGCAGAAGTTTTTAATCTTAACGAATTAAATTACAAAAAAAGAAAATATAAGAAAACACAAATCCTTCTATATGATACCAAAAGAAGATTTGATGATTTCATTAAAATGCTCAAATATAGAAGAAATGGTAAATATGAAGATATTCCCCATTTCTGTATCACAAAGACGGGTAAGGTTTATAAGCTAATAGAGCCCGATTACATGACCAAAACATTTGGTGATGCTTCCATAGACAAAAAGCAAATTAAGATCGCTATTGAGAATCTAGGCTGGTTAAATAGGAATACTATTATGGGTACCTATAGCAACTGGATTAACGATGTTTATAGAGGTGAGCCTCATCTTAGAGGATGGAGAGGGTATTTTTACTGGGATGTGTATACAAAGGAGCAATTAACAGCCTTATCTAACCTATCGTTACTATTATGCGCACACTATGATATACCCTATCAAATAGTACCATCTTCAGGATATTTCGAGAATGCTAAAAACTTCAATGGGATAGTCAGTAAATCAAATTTCTCCGATATTTATACAGATATAAACCCATCATTTAATTTTAATATTTTTGAAGAAAATGTCACAGAAGCAGAACCTAGGATATGATTTTACAAAAAAGATGCTCAATACTATGAGAAATCTTAATGAAAACGTACAATCAAAGAAAGTCCTAAAAGAAGAAGAAAGCCAGGAAATGTTCAATCTGGTTTTAAACGATAATGTTGAAGTAAAGATACACAGCACAGACCAAGAAGACCTGTCCTTATCAGACGAAGAGAAAAATTCATTGAATCAGTTGATTCAAAACTTTAAATCTCAGGTTAGCGAACTTGCCAACTTTGAGGAAGGTTTTAATATCTATGTGGACAATGTTAGATTAGATGGTAGCATCGAGGAAGATCTTGGATTTGTCTTTATTGCTGGTAACAATGGGGGTTTATATATCAATGCGAATATGTTAAAAATAGAACAAGATACTGTAGAAATAATCAGTAAGCTTGAGAAATTCAAACACAGCTTTGATGATGTTGTAATAGAAATAATGAATAATAGAAAAAATAATTAATAATGGCTTTAACAAACGATGATAAAAAAGAAGTTGAGAAAATTGTAAAAAAGGAAGTTAAAGATTTCCTTGATACAACTAAAGCTCACGACATTGTGGTTAAAATAATCCAAAAAGAATTAGGGACTAAAAAGATAGATGATAAAATTGTCGATCTAGCCACTAAAGTTGTTGTTGAGCTATACAAGACACTATGGACCAGAAACAACTTCTGGGTTAGTGCATTGAAAAACGTTAAGTAAATGAAATATACTAAGCCGAATTTTGATGAAGAATGGATGGAAGCCCTTCGTTACCGTGAATTTGAAAAAATGGGTAAGAAAGGTTGGCTAGATATTGCAACTAAAAATTATACTATCATTAGTTTTGATAAGATTGAAGACGTATTAAACAATGTTAATTTAGATTACGATTCATTAGAAGAAGACAAAAGAAAAAGATTTGAAGAAGCGTTTGCAAAAGGGGAGGTTGAAATACCGATCGCAGTTAAATTTGCGGATGATGATTATGACTTATTAGGCGGTAACACAAGATTAGCTGGATTGCTTGAAAACGGCATAAATGCTAAATTGTGGGTAATTGACCTAACAAAACAAAAGTCTGAACTGAAAGAAAAATGGTCCGAAAAATATAAAAAATCAATTGATTGCAATAACCCAAAAGGCTTCAGCCAAAAAGCACATTGCCAGGGTAGAAAGAAAAATGTTAGTGAGTCCGAAGAACTAAAAGGTGGTTTAGCAGATGATAAATCGCTGGCGCAGATTGCAAAAAAACATGATGCAAAAAACTACTATCATATTAAGAATATGATGGATTCTTTAAGAAAACAACTACACATGGGTATGAAGGTTGAGATGGAACACACAGATGACAAAGAAAAAGCGAAAGAAATCGCTATGGACCATCTGTGGGAAGATCCTACGTATTATACTAAATTAAAAAAGATTGAAGCAAAAGAAATGACAGGAGGAGACTCTTCTGGATCATTTGAAGGTCCTGCTTTCGGTGGTGTTATAAAGAAAAAACACATAACTAAAATACATAATATGACTGAACAGGAACAAGAGATCGATGAAGTAACTGATGGTAGTTCTTCTGGTGCTTTTGATGTTCCGTTGTTTGGTGGAACAAAGGGTAGAAAGAACCCTTTAAGTATTGGAGGTCCGGATACTATCTATAAAGGTAGAGCTGTTAAGGATAAGAAATTCCCAAAATGGGGAGGCCCAGGTGGTAAATTTGTTAAAATTGCTGACAAATGCAAAAAATATCCATATTGCAATCAAGGTGATATGAGTGCCCTAGAGTTACTAGAAACAGAAGAAATTAAAAACGCAATTCAAGAAACAGCAAAAAAATACGGTTTACCAGTTAGAGAAGTGGAAAAATTAGTATCAAATCAACTTAAACAGATATTTATTTGATATGAAAACTGAAGATTTAAAAAATATTATAAAAGAATCAATCAACAGAGAGATAAAACAAGCTATTCTGGAAAACATTTCAGAAGAAGTTTTTATTATAAAAAATAAAGAGGGTGAACCTATTGAACAATTTGAAACCGAAGAAGAAGCTGAAAAAGCTTTAGAGGTTTACAAAAAGGAACACCCAGATCAAGAATTAATAATTGAAAAAGGTAAAAAATTATCTTTTGAAGAATTAGACACAATGTCAGAAAAATTAGAAAGCATGGAAAATATCAATGAAACAGAACACAAGGGCTACTTCACTATGGCTCAAGTAATGAAATTAGCTAAAAAAGCCGGCGAGTGGGTTTTAGACGCTGAAGACGATTTAATGGAATTATGTGAAATGTATGGCGAGAAAATCCCAGCAAACCGTGTTTTCGAAATTTTGGATGATTATGATATGCCAGAACTAAAATCAAAGATAAGAGTAAAAAAAGTAGAACCTAAAGAAGGTAACGCTTTCACTGGAGCCTTAGCAAAAGCAAAAGAATCTGGTGATGATAGTTTTACTGTTGACGGAAAAGAATTTGATGTTGAAGAAGAAAGTGATTGCATGGAATGTGGCGATAACTATATGAAAGAAGAAGGAACATGTGAAAAATGTGGTAAAGAAATGTGTGAATGCGGTCCAATGATGAATGAATCAAAAGATAAAATTCGTTTATCTGAATCTCAATTAGTTAACCTTATTAAGAAAATGGTTAATGAAGCTGTTCCAGGTTTAGAAACGTTCCAAAAAGCACATAAAGAAAGTGGTTCACAAAATGATGAAGCATTATCTGATGTAGAAAAGAAAATTAAAGAATATCTAAATTTTGATGGTAACGATAACCCAGAGTTTCCTCATCAAGTTGGTGGTGAAGTTAAAGCTAGAAGAGCTGATGAAGACGAATCTGAAGAAGTAGCAGATCACAGAGGTGGTGGTTTAGAGGATTTAATCTATGATGTTGATCCTTCTAAAGAAGCACAAGAAAGACATGCAATGGCATTAAAAGGTGATTCAAAAATGGGAAATTCCCATGATGCCGCTAATGTTATTCCAAGCAAATTAGGTGAAAAAATCATTAAAAAGGTAAAGAGAAAAGATAAAGAAGAAGAGAATATGCCAATGTACAACAAAGATGCACAACCTACAAAGGCAGTTAACGAATCTGAGGAGACATCTAAAAAGGTTATTTCTGAAGAAATTCAGAGAATGAAACAGATGGCATCTTACAATAAGAAAACTCAGTAACTCTCTTTTTTTTCTATTCTTTTATCCTTATATTAAAGGTATATTATGAATATGAAAAAGGACGAAAGTTATTTAGAGTTTATCGCTTCCGAAAATTTCCGTAATCAAATCGAAGTTTGGTATAAAGCGTACAACATTATTCGTGAAAAAACAGAATTATTTCATGATTTTGCTGTTAGCTTATATGATATTATTGAAGAAACATATCTTGGATCGGATGTTATTGTGACAGAACAAGAACAAAAGAATCATTTTAATTGGTGCTGGAAGAAAGTTATACAAAGCTTTGAAAAAGAATCAATTAAGTTTAAAGAAACCGGTCAACACCACGATTATCTTTGGAATTTTTTCTATGAAGCGTTCTATATAAATGAAAACAACGTTAATAATAGAATCAAAGAGTATTTTACAAAACTATTTCAATTTAACTACAGGAAAACCAGATCTGAACTGGATATGCTTACTGAAATTTATAAAATTCTGGAAGCAAATATCAAAAAGTGAAAAAAAATCTTGTTTTTCACTTTGAAAAACGGATATTTTTATTTATATTGCATTAGGTAAAATATCTGAAAAATGGAAACTTTAAAGAAAATAAAAGATTTGGTGGAGAAAATGTCCGTCGATACCCAGAAAGTTTTTCATAAGGGAAATCGAAGCGCATCTATCCGCGCAAGAAAACATGCACAAGAGCTTAAGGCTCTCATTGGTGTTTATAGAAAAGAAATATTAGACGAAATCAAAAGACATGATCAAGGTAATTAGTATATTCTTTTTTATTTTTAGTATTATTTTTTTGCTGAGATATGCAATAGAATTTTTTATAACGCTAAGGGATGAAAATCCAAAACCAATGACAATAAACAAAGTTACTGAGATTTTTATTTATGTTTCAGTTGCTTATATAATAACATTTTTAATTACAATATAGTGTACGAATTAATATCAAGTTTAAGACCATATTTTTTCTCTTTAAGAGAAATCCAGGAAAACGTTAGTTTAGATTTAAGAATACCTACAACATGGAAATTAGAAAATGTTCAGGGTATTGTCTCTCAATACAAGTCATTACAAGTTAAGGTTCAAGATAAAAATGATAAAAGTCAACTTATATCACTTATATCTATTGCAACACAAGATGGTTATGATACAGCAAGAATTTGTGCTGAAGAAATTATCAAGTATAACATTGAGCTTGAAGAAAAAGAAAGATTGTTCAGAGAAAAGGTTAAGGAACTTGAAATTTTATTTAAACACGAGTCTCTTAATAAATTGAAGGAAATAAATTTTATACCGGAAGAAAATGGACAAGAGATTGCAACAGGGCATAAGCTGGCTCTCGAAAGAGATGGAGAAGGACAGCAAGGAGATCCTGGAACACAAAAAAAATCTGGTAAAAGAAATTAAGGCGCTTGATAAATCCCAGATGTTTGTTGAAAAACCAAAAAAGAAAATATCTATATGGGATAAGATATTAATAATTTTTGGATATGGAAAAAAAGGGTGATTTATTCAATCAGTTAGCGATTATATCCGACTTATTAGAAAAAATAAATGTAGAATCTAAAAGCCAAACAATAATTCTAGAACTACCAGAAAGAGAATTTTATAGAATATATAAAATAGTAGAATCTAAAGTTAGATTTGTTACAGGTAAACCACAAGATACTTTTAATGTGAAAATCGGCGATGTGAATATCGTCTTTAATATGAGTAATGCCTAAACAGCTCGTTTCTTGAAAACCCTTTAGGCTCCAACAAATCATACAACAACCTTCTTTGATAAGAAGTAACATCTTTAACAAACATAAAGTTTGTTCTTTTCTTTTTTAATAGCTCCGATTGAAGAATAGTAAATAATCTTTGAGTGTCGTTTAAGTTCTTATTTTTATAAACAGTCACATCATCATCAATCTGTAAAAAGATTTTATTATTCAATGTGAATATCTGTGCATGTTCAGTAACCTTGTTAATTATATCAAACATCTCTTCAAAATAAATGTGTTTCTTTTGCTGAAAATCATAGATTTTTTCGGGTTCCCACCAAGGAATAACCTCTTTAATTCTATAATCATCATGTTCAATGAAAACCTCTTGATATCTGCCCAATGCGTCTTTAACGTGAAACTTCTCATCATTTTTAGCCCATCTATTATTTGGATAGACTAGCATTAAATGAAAATGTAGCTTAGCTCTGGATCTCCCTCTGTTTTCAGCACAATAAATTGGTTTCTTTTGGCTTTTACACTCTCTCCAATATTCGTTGATGGTGGTCCTTTTATTGCTTTTATATAATACTTTTTTTCTTTTTTTATTCAGTATTACTATAATCATGTATTTTGGATTCTTACTCATACTAGCAACATAATTAAAGAGTATAGACCATATAAAGCCAATAGTGACCAGATAATCACAAAGCCTATAACAGCATTATTAACCCCGGACATTTGTTTTTCCTTTTCATCCAGGTATGTGTTTTTCTTTTTACAATTTGAGCAACCCATAACTAAATATAAATAAAAAAAGGTCAAAAACCAAACATTTGCTTATTTTAAAAATAATACGTATATTAATGATTAGGTGAAAAATAAATATTTATAATAATTCAGATTAAAAAAAAAATAATATGTCCAAGTGGTATGTAATAAAAGTTACCCCAGGTAAAGAAAGACAACTAAATGAACAATTCAACACTCAAATTGGGTTGGGTAAAATAAATTTCATTGATCGATTTGTTTGCCCAATGGAAAAAGAATTCGTTGTAGTTAGAAAAAAGAAAGTTCTAAGGGAGAAAGTAATATATAATGGGTATCTTTACTTTGAATCTCAAAATCAATTAACAGAAGACCAATTGAAAACAATTGCAGCCAGCCCAGCGGTTATGGGTATGCTTGGTGATAAAAGACCGAGAAGAATGAGTGAGGATGATATTAACAAAATATTGAAAGACGATGTTTTAGAAAAACACAAAGAAAACAAAACTGTCAAATTCATTCTAGGTGAAAGCGTTGTTATCAATGACGGTCCATTTACATCATTTAACGGGGTTGTTAGCAATATTTATAATGATAAAGTACAACTAAACGTTAAGGTTTTTGGCCGAGACACTGTTGTTGAGGTTAATTTAGAACAAATATCAAAAGTTTATTAATGGATACCGAGGTTCTTGTTTATCTACAAAAGGTTAAAAATTATTTAACCACAAATGAAGAAGCCAAAACTTATTTCATTGGTAATTCAGATGCAGAAGAATTTTACAAACACTTAGCTCTAATTTCAGAAAAAAATTTTGAGAAAAATGGGCAACCGGAATTAACACAAGAACAATTTGAGTTATTGAGAAAAACAATTTTAGCTGTTACAATCAGTAAACAAAAAGTATTCTATAGTGCAGATGGGTTATTTATGTTTTTCGAAAATTACCCACCAATTTCAATGAATTAATGTTTTGATTTGTCATTTTTTTCGTGTATATTTAATACATGAACGTACAATATCCCCAACATTATAATTTATACGAAACATCTTATGGGAATGAAGCGCCAGTTGAACAATTATATTTGATTCACTTTAATACTATCCCATCCAAACATTCGTATAGACAAACCTATTCTCACGAAATTATACCTTATTTTAAGGATCATAATTTTATCGAACTATCAAGAATAGAATTATCAAGCAGAGAAATGAATTCATCTGAACGCTTGTTCGTAAATTATGAAAAAAAGTTATTTATCATGTTTTCACATGGTAAAACAACAGAAAAAAATCCCTTGTTAACCCTAACATTCTTTTATGATATAAGAGAGGGACAACTGGACGAACAAATGAATTTCAATGAGATTAATAAATTTGCAAAAAACAAAAAGAAAGCCAATATCAATTTGATAAAAAGTGATATGGGACACTTAGATACAGAGGAATATGATTTAGCAATTCCGGATATTGATTTAGTTTTAAATTATGGTAAAGAATTCAAGAACGTTCATGATATCATGGTTAAAAGATTAAATAAACCAAATGATAAAGGTATTATTTTACTACATGGTGAACCAGGTACCGGAAAAACATCTTATATAAAGTATCTAACAAAACTTATTAAAGAAAAGGATATTTTATTTATCCCACCATCCATGGCTGAGATGTTATCTGAACCAAATATTATCCCATTTTTAATGGATCATAGAAATACAATCTTGATTATCGAAGATGCTGAGAGGGTTATTTCTGATAGAGAAGGTAATGGCTCTGCAGCCGGGGTATCTAATTTATTAAACTTAACAGATGGTATTTTAGGTGATTGCTTAAACATTCAAGTGATCGCCACATTTAATATGAAACGAGAAAGGATTGACCAAGCTTTATTAAGAAAGGGGAGACTTATCGTTGAGCATAAGTTCGAAAAGCTAACACTAGAGGAAACCAATAAATTATTAAAACATCTGAAAAAAGATTACGTTTCATCAGAAGGAATGGTACTAGCAGATATATATAATGTAGATGTGGAGGTTCATAAATCATCAGATAAAAAAACAAGTAAAATAGGATTTTAAATTATGGAAAACGTTACAGGAGAAGTAGTAGAACAATTATTAACAGGAGACCAAGTTGTATTGGTTGATTATTTTGCTAAATGGTGTGGTCCGTGTAAATCATTAATGCCAAGACTTAGTGATTTACAGTCAGAATATCCAAATGCAAAGTTTGTTTCGGTTGATGTGGATGAAAATATGGATCACGCAGTAAAAGTTGGTATTAGATCGGTACCTACCGTGATGATATATAAAGGGGCTGAATTAATCGATAGATCTACCGGAGCGAATTCGGATAGTTTCTATAAAGAAATTTTAAATAATTTGTAAAATGGCATATTCTGTAAATATTTTTACACTTAACGGTTGTTCACATTGTAAATTTCTCAAAGACGAATTAATCAAACAAGGCATATCATATGAAGAGTTTGAAGTAAGTAAAAGTAGAAAAATTTATGATGAGGTTGTTAAGTTAACAAAGGTGGATGCTTTACCCACTGTTTATTTACAAGACCCAGAAACCTTATCCGGCCCAATATTCGTAGCTGGCCGTGATTTTCAAACAAAAGAAGAGGCAATAGAAAAAATAAAAAAATATCTGTAAAAAAAGTTCAAAGGGGATTCAAAAAAAATCCCCTTTTTTATGCGAAGAACCATAATAAAAGTATTTATGTAAAAGACTTTACTTTTACATGCCTCTACAACAGATAAATTGGTTACAGATTGACACCCAGAACGTTCCATTAAATTCGAGTGGATCGGCTTCATTGGTAGTATTGGGTGGAACCGGCTCAAATTATTTGGAAGCCGTATATGCTAAAAATTTATATGCTTCGGGATCATTAGTTGTTGGTGGCGACTTGGATATTCCAGGTAACCTTGTAGTTAGTGGTAATTTAACCGTTAAGGGTACAACAACCGCAGTAGAATCAAATGTTGTTACGATCGGTGACAATATTGTTGAATTAAATGGTACTGCAGCTTCTTTTGGCGGTTTGTTAATAAAAGACCCCACCGCCCCAAATACAATTTCTGGCTCATTTTTATGGGACTCACTTAATGATAGATGGATAGCTGGGCCTTTAGGAAGTGAGCAACCTATTTTATTAGGTGGTACTGGAACCGCAAATTATCTACTTAAGACCGGTCAGGATGGAACTTTAATTGATTCCAGGGTTTCTGACGATGGTACAACAATATTAATGAGTGGGTCTGTTAGAATTCTTGGTGATCTTAAAGTAGAAGGGGGGACAACATTGGTACAGACAGATCATAATAAAGATACTTTGACGGTATCAGGTGCTATGGCAATTGTTAAGAATATTGTTAATAGTCACATAGTATCTGCGTCATTAACTATAGAAAATCTAGGTTCGTTAAGTGACCGTAACAAAAATTCGGTTATTGACTGTGGCGACGGTTTTTTCTAATTAAAAATAAAGTATTTATATAAATAAAACTATTAAAAAAGAAAGATGGCACAAATAATTAAACACAGGAGAGGTAGTATAACCCAATTAAAAGATGTTACAGCCAGAATTTCTGAACTTGTTGTAGCCACAGGATCAATCGGAGACCTTAACGGTCCGTTTCTTTTTGTTGGTGAAACTGAAGGTATTGCAGGTGCTTATAGACCGATTTCCAAGATTTATCAAGGTGCTGCAGCCCCAACAATCACAGTTGGATCACATGGTTCAGTAATCGATGGTACACCATTTTATGCTTCGGGAAATAAATCTCTTTATATTCTTAGTAAAGATGGTAACAGTAGATTAGATTTTACTGGTAACATTGAAGGTAACACTATTAGTAATGTTACAATTACTTCACTTACCGGTAGTAATGCAAATATTACTAATGTTACTGGTACAACCTTAAGTAGTACCAATGCTAACATCACTTCTTTAACCGGAAGTAATGGTAATTTTACAAATCTAACTGGTACAACATTCGTAAGTACGAATTCAAACATCACTTCTTTAACCGGAAGTAATGGTAATTTTACAAACTTAACTGGATCAACTTTTACAAGTACATACGGTACGGTTACTAATTTAACTGGTGGAACCCTAACTGTTAGCGGTCAAACTTTCTTAGGTAACGATTTACATATAACAGGTAACACATATCAAACAGGTTCTATTGAAGTAACTGGTGACATCACTTTAGGTGGTAACATCACAATCGGTAACCAAACAACAGATATTATTCAATTTGGTGGTGAGGTTAGTTCATCAATATTACCAATTGTACACAATTCATTCGACTTAGGTTCTTCAAGTAAAAACTGGAGAAACCTACATGTTAGTGGAACTGCTTATGTTAATATATTAGAAGCACAATCAATATCACTTGATGGTATCACAGTATTTGAAGACTTAGTTGTAAGCGGTTCATCTTATTTAGGACAAGGCGCTGGCGATCAAGTAGTAATATCTGGATCGATATATAATGATCAATTAACAGAAAAAAGATTAGTTGTTGCTGGCACAAACGGTTTATTAACGGACTACAGTGGTTTAACTTTTGATAACGGCAATTTAAATTTATCTGGTGCACTTGAAGTAACTAATATTCAAGGTACCGGTTCACTATATTTGAAACCAGATCTTAATGATTCTAGAGATTTTAGAATTTATAATACCGCACCATCTGATATTCATATCAAAGGTAATGCTGCATATAGCTTCTTCGGTGATGATAGTAATTTCTTAAAAATAGATGATAATACTAATACAATCACACCGACAACACAATATACGGTTTCTATGATGGCTCAAACATTTTAGGTTCATATTACCAAATGTTTGGTAACAATTATGCAACCCCATCTCAAAGAGGTGGTGCTGAGTTTGTTTTTGATTCGAGAAACAGTGGTACGGGCGGATTCAATATTGCTGAATTTGATGGTACAACATGGCACAGAAAGTTCTTAGCTAATACTAGCGGTGTTTCTATGACTGGTACAACAGTTATAGATGGTACATTGTTAGTCACTGGTTCATCAGAACTAAGAGGTGCGGTAGGAATGAATTCTACATTAACTGTAACAGGTTCAGCAACACTAAAAGACAGCTTATCAGTATCAGGAACAACAACATTAGAAAGTACTTTAACAGTAAACTCATCTACAGAATTAAAAGGGGCTACTACAATTAACTCAACATTAGACGTTACCGGTTCAGCAACACTAAAAGATTCTTTAAGTGTTTCTGGTGTAACATCTTTTGACAATAATGTTAGTTTAGTTGGTGGTGATACATTGTTTGTTAATCATATTTCCGATTATGGCGCGGGTAACTTAGATATTACAACCGCTGGAGACATAGTATTAGAAAGTACATCAAGTTTAAGTATACAACTAAAAACAGACAATAGTGAATCGGGTGTTAACTATCTTAATGTTAATAGTGGTAGCGTTAATTTTTCAACATATGATATTTCATCTGGCTTGACTCACAAAGTGTTATTAGATAACACCGGAAGCTTGAGACTTGAAAATGTTGATTTAGGAATTACAGGTAGTTTAGGAATTTCAGGTTCTCTTGATGTTACAGATAATGCAGTTGTTCATGGGAATTTATATGTTTCAGGTAACTTAGAATTATTAGGAACATCTAGCTATGTTAACATCTCTTCTTCACAAGTTGATTTGGGAACAAATATTATTAACTTAAACACATATGCACCATTTGAAAGATTTGGTGGTATAACAGTACACGATTCTGGTTCAAATGCCGGTGCAACTGGATCACTTTTATGGGATGCTGTGAATAATGTGTGGTTATATTCGAACCCTTCTGGTTCAGCATATGCTTCTGCAAGATTTATTGCGGGACCTAAAAACAGTGGATCATTGGGTGATGAGACAGGATTAACAGTTGGTCACATTCCAATTGCAACAGGTGATGATCATATTTCAGATAGCTTGTTGACTTATCTTGGTACAACATTAGCATTCAATACAAATAAATTTACAATCGACTCTGGAACAGGTGATGCATTGATTAGTGGTAATTTCACATTATCATATTCAGGTGGAACCGATAACGGAACTAAAACATCTGCTATCATGTTCAGAAACTCTGCTAATATTGTTGGTTTTGTTTCAACAACAGAAACAACAGACGTATTAGATGGTTTATTGGGCTATAAAAATTCTACTGGAGCGTTAGCGTTTTCTACAGTGATTGATGGCGGAACGTACTAAGCGTTTATTTGGGAATAATAAAAAGGGAGGTATAAAAACCTCCCTTTTTTATTTACATAATCATAACTTTTATGTATTTATAGTAAGACCTACATAGGTTATTAACGGTGGTATATACCACAACAATTTTGAGGGACCCATATATATGGCACAAATAGTAAAACTACGTAGAAGTAGTGTATCTGGTCAAAAACCAACGAACACTAACTTACAACTTGGAGAATTAGCGCTTAATACCACAGACGGTAAAGTCTTTATGGCCGTTTCTGGCTCCGGTGGACCCTCAGTACAAGAATTAGTAGTTACAAATACCGTTAATACAGGTTCAATTAGTTTAGTTGGTGCAATATCTGCATCAGTGATTTCGGGTTCATTTATTGGTAATGCTTCTGGTTTAACAAGTGTCCCATTTGTTATTACCGGATCTGATGTTGATGGTAACACATATGATAAAGCGTTCACAAAGTTACAATTTGACGACGGTACCGGTTTAAACGTTAGTGAATCTGCACCAGGCACCGCATTCATTTCAATTGGTTCTCACTTTAGGGATATATTTGTTTCTGGTTCTGGTATGCTTAGAGCAACCGGATCAGATGCTTTTGAAGTTATTGGTGATGGGGGTGTTGATATCACAGTATCAAATACAGATACGAACACAAATGGATACACAAAAGAATTAAAATTCAGTACTACCAATCTTTCGTCATCTTTAAATACAAGAATTGAAAACATTACTGGATCTTTAAATTCATTAACTGGAGCATTCAATTCTTTCACAACCTCATTTGGTTTATTTAGCGGGTCAGTAAACGAACATATTACAGCATTAGATAATTTTACATCAAGTGTTGTATACTCAAGTCAAACGTCTTCAATGACGGTATTGAGTGCATCATATGCATTAACAGCTGCATTTGCTTTAAATGCTGGTGCTGGTGGTAGTGGAGGCGGTGCTGGTGATGGAGCATATGCAGAGTTAAATCAAACAACCCCTAGTACAACTTGGACATTTAACCACAACTTAGGTCAAAAATATCCTATTTTTCAAATTTTTGATACGAATGATAATGTAATTATTCCATCACAAATAACTGCTGTAAATTCCGATAGCGCAACGATAACTTTTCCATCTGCACAAAGCGGTAGAGCAATAGCTTCTTTAGGTACTGGTCCTGGTGGAATGACACAACAATTTAGTGCAGCAACCACTTGGTCGGTATCCCATAATATGGGTACGGATTATCCTATTGTTACTGTTTATAACAACAATAGAAAGATAATCTTCCCACAAGAAATTAGATCTATAGATTCTGATACAATTGAAGTTTATTTTTCAACACCTGTTGCGGGTCATTTGAACGTAGCTAAGGGTGGGCACATTATTTCAGGTTCAATTGATATTACTAATATTAATCTTACTGGTAGTGGTATTGTTAGTAGTAGCACCCAAATCACAAACTATGGGTTTGCAACCACAGGGTCAAACACATTAACTGGTGCACAAACAATCGCTGGTTGTTTAACAATTAATAATGCTAAAATATGTTCAACTGGAACTACAATTTCAAGTAACACAGAAATATTTGATTTAAGTACTTTTGACGGTGCATTTTTTGATTATGTTATCAAAAGTGGAAGTAATATGAGAGGTGGGGCGATAATGAGTGTTTGGGATGGTACAAATTCTTCATATAATGAAACAACTACAATTGATTTAGGAAATACAACAGCAGTAGGATTCAATGTATCTGGAACTGGTAAATTAAATGCAACAATTGCTTCAGGAACATGGACAGTAGAAGTATTATATAGAGCTCTTGGAGATCAAATATTACCTCAATCAACACCAACCCCTACAGTTACACCTACACCAACAGCAACGCCCACACCAACAGTAACCTCAACCACTTCAACTAATTTTTTAATTAGTTCAGGTAGTACTGCACCAGATTATTGTAGTGGTTTATTTGGTTCT